TTATACTAAAAAACTCTCATTACTCTTTTCCAAAAACATCTCCATTGTTTGCCATTGTCCTCCGCACTTTTCCCGCTTACCGGTACATCTTGATTTTATCAACGGTTTCGGACAAACGAATGTTTTCTGCTGTCCGGATACGATTAAAAACAAAAATAAGTCTAAGTAATGGGAAATACGGAAATATTCAAATAATAGAATCAAAAAGACGGAATTGGGACTACGGCTGAAGATAAATCCCTGTTGTTGAAGTGTTTTTGAGCGGAATGCGTAGTTTTGTGTAATACTTAACCTTCTTCCTATGTCAATCAATGCAATGCCTGCACTGCCATAGCCCCGATGTTCCCACCGTTTCGGGCTTTTTATGAAGGCAGAGTAAGCATCTCGTTTCTCAATGCAGCCTACTGTTCCACACATAATCTACTAAAATATATGTTCTGATTCGGCTGCAAAGATACAAATATCAATTAACATAAATGCAATAAAAAACCATAAATAATTGACGAAAGCAATAAAAAAGTAAGAATAAAAATCGAAAAGAAATATTTTACTCATTTTATTAATAAATATGAATACTTACATTCTTAAATACACGAAGAAGCCTACCAATAAATCCGGCATCAATTGACATAACAAAAGCGGATAACTGAAAAATTATCCGCTTTTAGTTTCTTCGTTTCAAAAGAAAGATATATATTTGCAACGCTTTTTCAGAAAAGCACCCCGCGCTTGCAGAAAAAACAGTTGCCGAAATGGCTCAGTTGGTAGAGCAATTCATTCGTAATGAATAGGTCCCGGGTTCGAGTCCCGGTTTCGGCTCAAAGGTAAAACCATACTAATTATCTTATACTTAGGATATTATATTAATGATTTTACTAAATAACTATTCGATTTATAGATTAAAAAAAAAGGATTTTTGTCCAGTGGTGGACAAAATAACTTATCCAAAACTTATCCTTCAAATTTTAATCTATTATGGCAACTATCAAATTAACAATTTTCAAGGCAAAAGTTTTAAAGGATGGCAGACATAAAATAAGGATAGCGGTCTGCCATAAACAGGAAACTTGCTATATTGTAACACACTTTATCATTGACAACCTTTCCCAGTTTAAAAACGGACAAGTAGTAAAAAGAGCAGATGCATCCATCATAAATACCAAATTAAGAAGCATGATGAATGAACTGCAAGAAAGATTGGATAATATAAAAAACCAATCCCTATACTCTTGCAAACAAATAAAGAATATGCTTGAATCCGGAACTGGACTCAAAGGAAATGGCTATGTAACATACCAACAGGCTTGTAATGTTCTTATAAAAAATCTGCAAGAGGAAGGAAGAAACAGTTATGCCATATTAATAGAAAGAAACTGTAGATACTTTACAGAATTTACAAAAGGGGAAATATTAATGTCAGACATAACGCCTAATCTAATAGAGGAATTCTCAAGATTTCTCAAAGAAACGAAGAAAATAGGAAATACATCAATAGGAATGATGCTATCACAATCAAAAGCCGTTATAAACAGAAGTATCAACTCTGGAGAAGTAAGATATGACATACATCCCTTTATCAAGAAAAAAATCCCCAAATCACCACCAAGAGAACTGGATATTTCTTTGAAAAGCTTTAACGCAATAAGATGTAGCAATCCCAAAGAAAAAAAATACATTGTAGCAAGAGATCTTTTTATGTTGTCATTTTATTTAGGAGGAATGAATTTAATTGATATAATGAGTGCCAAGTTTAATGGGGACAAGGTAAGCTTTATAAGAATGAAAACAAGATTTAAAACAGAAACAGAGCAAACCTGTGTTCTTCCTATAATAGGACCCGCTAAAGAAATTATAAATAAATGGATAAACAGAAGAACAAACAAACTCGATTTTGGTTATAAATTCTCTTATCACAATTTTTCAAGGTATGTATGCAGATCTTTATCTACATTAGCAGATAATTTAGGGATTAAAGAAAAAGTGGTATTTTATTCTGCAAGGAAATCATTTGCGCAATACGCATTCGATCTTGGAATACCTGACAGCATAATAGATTATTGCCTGGCACATTCTGACAATGGAAGAGGAGTAGTAAGATATTATACAAAAACTAGGTTTAAACAGGCAGAAATAGCAATAAACAGAGTTGCAGATTATATAAACAACCCAAACAAATATAAAGAATATATTGAGATGAAAGCTGACATAATGCTAATGAAAATTTAAGCACAACAAAGCCACCTTCATCAAAACGACAAAGGGTATCAGCCTGTAGATAAACCTTTCTATACGTTCCATTCTATCATGGCTAGCAGTTGGCAGAATACCCAATGAGGAATATCATCCGATTGCTCAAGCAATATGTTCAACTTATCATCTTTCATATTATGTTAACATAAAAAAAAGCGGTAAAACCGTTGGGAATTACCGCTTTGAAATCTCTATAAAGAATAAATATCCTTGCATTAGGTATACCTACAATCATTGAAGGGTAAACTTGTGGCAAGGACGTAGACTTAAATTGTTGCCAAGAAAGAGGACAAACTACTCATGTCTTCGAACTCTTTTATTTCAGATTCACTTTGTCTGAAAACTCTTTTTGAATTACGACCGTTTGTTACAGCCTCCAACATGGATTTTACAAAATTAGACATGTTTACCAAAGAAACATTCTTATTTTCTTCCATCACATTATATAACTCATCCGTGAAGGAACGAGACACAAATATCACTCCAGAGAAATCTAATATAACGTCCTCTTTAATGCCATCAATGGCAGATCTTATAATATCCGCATTAGCTCTTGAACGGATATCCGTACTAATCAAATCCGCAATTTTTAACATCGTATTCATATATTTATTTTTATCGAGTGTATTTATTATAGTCAAAGTCCAATGGGACCTTAACCGGAATTCTCATTAGAATTATTGTTCCATCCCAATATATAGAATTGGGAAGCTTAACAAATACAGAACCGGAGCTGTCATGCCTATGAAACGCACCTCCGGACAACATGAAAAATGAGCCATGAAGCCCATCAGAAAGCATTTCTTTGGATGAAGATATACCGTATCCTCTATTTTCTGCATTAGGCAAGTTCTTTGTAGACTTCCCCTCATTTGCCAACCTTAACGCTTCGGCATCATTCCCATTAATCTCATCCAAAAATTTTTGGGCCTTTACATAACTTCCCAGCACGGTTATTCCATCGTCAGCCAAGACCAAATCTATACAATCCTCTTTCTTTAAATACTGGGAAAAGATATAACCATGCTTGCCTTGAGAATGTTCGTTCATGTTATCAATCAATTCTCCTAAAAGATATGAAAGAGGAGTAACGATACGATAATCAGCTCCACTTTGTGTCTTTATAATTCTTTGAAGAATGCTTTGTAAATCGTCAATATTACTTTTGTGCAAATCAAACTGACATACTGGCAAATATGTTTTAGAGATATATGGCTCCAAAACCTCTTTCATGTTGGATCCGGCATCCACAAGTAATGGGTTCTCAAAATAAACCAAGTCCAAATAGCCAGTGATACGTATCGGTCTGTTTATGCATATCACATTCTTCTCACACCTTTGCTTATATATAACAAGCGGAGCGAGAAAAAACGGATGAAAAAAAGAAGTGTTACTTAAATCCCAGCATAAATCATTCATGCAACAATTGTCAGTCTGTTGTATGACTTGAAACAGATGATTAAATGCACTTCCTATTCTTTCATCTCTATCCACGTTTGGTATATGAATCACCTTCTTCATGATGCAAATTAAGTGATAAGTCTACATATTTGCAAATCATATCCCTTATTATTTTTAGCAGTAGTTCCCAAAAGTCAAAGAACGCTTCTGTTCGATTATTATTTTTCCAATCCTTTTCTGCAATGTTCACATAAGAACTTTTTGGCTACAGGGAACATCTTTTGACCGACATATCCGCTGAGATATTGCGCTTCCTCTCCATAAGGATCAATCCCGAAAGCCTTGGAGATATGCCGGCACAAATGACCTTTTTCGTGGTCCCACGAATTTTGAAACTGTTCGGGGGTAGAAGTCAAAGAGAGCACCATTACCGTCTCTCTTCTCCTGTAGTCCGAATAGGTAAGTCCGGTATTCATCCTGCCTTCCGTCAGGTTGCGATACGCACGTTTGAGGGAATCCCCCCTGCATCCTATACGGTACAGGTCGGTAATGATTTCCTTAGCCCAATAAGTGTGTACCGCATAATATACCTTGATGTGCCAATCCCCATATTTCGGTATGTAGAACTCCTGAACAATCATATAACATCAGACCAAATTACAGGAACTCCTTTACCGATGCAGGTGGCAAAGAATTCATCAAACGCCCTGCAAGGGTCCCCATCAATATCATCAAGGTAGCACTTTATGTGTTTGCACAAATGTGCTTCGTCAACCAATGATTTTTTGAAAAAATCCGCTTTCAACATATTTGCAACATAGGCAACGTCATATCCTTTGTCGTGTTCGATGGTAATTCCGTTTGCTTTGAGCATATCGTCCACCTCATCTTTACTCCAAGGGTCAAGTTTCTTTTCCTTGCCTGTTGCCTCGTCTTTCACTTTCATTTTTGAAACAGCCCATTCGTAAAGTTTTTTACTGAAATGGAATCCGTATGATTCCAGGTATTCTTGCATTCCTGATGGGAATTTGCTATATGTATCTAATCTTTGTTCCATAGCCTTAATTTAAAAAGAGGGGCGTTTCACCCCTCCTGTTATTAATAGAATTCACCGTTAGAGCGTCTGCGTCTGCGTTCGCCCATTTCATCCATACGCGGATATTCAGGAAAGTATCCGGGGTATCTGCGTTCATCCATGCCGGATGAGCTTCCACCACCTGAATAACTTCTCCCACCATCACGGAAACCCATCTCTCCGCGCATCTCTCTCATGGCTTTTTCGTAACCTTTGCGGCAGCCTTCCTTGTAGGCTTCCTCCACTTCGTCACCTCTCATACCGAAGCCGCGTCCGTAATCGTCACGCCCTTCTTCTAATATTTCCCACATTCCCATAATCATTTCTTGTTTTTAGATGCTTCAACCACTCCGAGCTGTTCCATTAACTTCTGATTCTGTGCAATGAGGTCAGCCATATTTTTGCTCATTTCCTGCATGTTCTTATCCATATTGGACATTTGCCCTTTCAATGCGGATATTTCCTGCTCCTGCTGTTGCTTGGCTGCAAATTCAGGGTTCAGCATGGCAAGCATTTGGTCACATACCCTAAGAAAGTTCTGATGATATTCCACACTTTTTAGGACATCCTCACTTTTCTGCTTCATGGTAAGGACCTCAGTATTCATTTCGTCTCTTGACCCTGTAATCAGCATCCCTGTCTTAATATCATCGGCAATATTGGCATTAGCCGGTATCTCTTGTAAATTGACATTCTGTCCGTTTATATTCACGACAAAATCAATAACCTGTACCGGCTGTGGATAAGGCATGTTGGGAACAGTCTTATATATGGTTTTTATGGGGCTTACATTAACGACCTGCCCACATTCCAAACTTGGATTTGCACCTCTATGAAGAAGATATAATGTACTGTTTACTCGTAAGTTCTGAAACATGATTGTTTGATTTTAAAGGAGTGTGGCTATTTCCATTTTGGAAATCACCACAAAACTCCATGTTAATTATTACTTGCTCCTTAAAGAAGCTGTTTCTGCTGTAGGAGCCGGAGCCGTTGTCGGTCTGTATCCACCATTAACAAGATACAATTCGTTGGTGTACTTGTTATAGTGAATTTCATAGATGCCTGTTCCGGCTAAGTTTTCAACAGTCACAGGCTCATTGTTATAAGCCATCAACGGTCTTGTGTCCCCATTAGTCCCTATCAGTATCGGAAGAGTTGCAGTCGTGCCGGCAGGTATAGCCTGACGGAGGCTGATATAGAACCCTCCAACATAATCCCTGTTACGGAATGCGTGGTTAGGAAGTTCCAAAGTAACATTCTCCGTGCCGACGGTCACAGCCACCGTAGGAAGAGTGTTGAAATTTGTTCTTCCGATTGATGGGAATGGGAATCCCCAATTATTAAAAGGAAATAATGCCATAATCTTTTGTAATTTAATTATTTATTACTATATTTACAATCGGGATAGGTTGGAGTCATGACCAACTGATAAGGGTAAACCGAAGCCCTTCCCATTTTTCAATTTTCGGCATCATTTAATTCGGTAAAATCAATGACAAACGAAGAATTTATCAAAAGTGTGTCTCTTGAAGGCGAAGAATGGAGGGATGTAGTCGGATATGAAGGGCTTTATAAAGTTTCTTCATTTGGTCGTGTAGTATCTATGGCTAAATATGTAAATAACCGTTTTAAGAATGTATATAAAGAGCCTAGACTGATGCTACTACATGACAATCGAGGATCAACTCAATCTGTAACATTATCAAATAATGGTAAAGATAGGAAATTTCATATACCACTTCTAGTGGCTTCTAATTTTATACCAAATCCCAATAAATGCAAGGCTGTAAGAATGGTAGATGGTAATAACAAAAATTGCCATGTTTCTAACCTTGAGTGGGTTATAGTTAAAGATAGAAGGAAGAAGTATGACACATCATCTTTAGATGGCGAAGTTTGGAAAGATATTCCTGAATATGAAGGATTATATAAAATATCCTCTTTAGGGAGAACTATTTCATCTTATACAAGAAAAATATTATCTCCAACAAGGTCAGGACTCAAAGGAAAAGATTATTATGCAATTACTCTTGTTAAAGGCGGAGTAAAAAAGAGATTTCACGTCCACAAACTTGTTGCACTTGCCTTTATACCTAATCCTAATAACTTTCCATGTATAGACCACATAAATACGGATAGATATGATAATCGTGTTGAAAATTTAAAATGGTGTTCATTCTCTCAGAATAATTTAAATCCTCTAACAAATGAAAAGAGATTTAAGCCAGTTGTTCAACTGAAGGGCAACTCTTTAATCCATATATTTAATTCAATCAATGAGACTGAAAAACAAGGATTCTTTGTTGGTAGAGTTATAAATTGTTGCAAAGGTCGATGTAAACACTACAAAAAATTTCAATGGATGTATTTTTCCGACTACGAAACCCTTATCAATAAGTCAAAGAACTCTTTACCTAATGGCTAATTATCCCCAATAACCATTACAGCCACATCCTCCGGCATAGCTACCCGCAGCGGCACCATAAGCAGCAGCTCTATACAAATCTGTATTTACTGCGGTTACGGTCGGATAAGGTACGGAAATTGTAGGAGGTAAGCTGCATTTTACCTTTTCAACATCGCTTTGTAATGCCTGCAATCCGGCTGCCAAAGGAGCAATCTGTTGTCCTACTGCACTCAGGATAGTGGCGTTCTGATTACGCTGGGATATTTCGGCTGTTAAAGTAGCCTTTTCCGCAGTAAGAGATGCAATCTTGTCCTGCAATGCCTGATTTTGAATTGCATCAAGTTTGGCAAGGATAGCATTCGTATTTGCAGTAGCCCCGTCACGCAATGACAATGCATTGTTGTTCATTGTATTGGTAAGGGCATTCATTGATTCGCAATTCTGCAAACGTCCTTCATAACCTTGTCTTTCAATAGCTGTTTGCGTTTTGCAGCAACAATCGGCAAGTTGAGTAAGGATAGACTGGTTGCCTGACTGCATAGCATTAATAATCTGGTTGGTTGACAATCCCACCTGATTACCTACTTGTGTAATGCTATTCTGAACATTGCACAATGCTGTCTGAACCTGTTGGGTAGAGCAGTTGAATGAAGAAGCCAATTGAGAGATAGCATTACCGTTACCCTGAATAGCTTGCATCAACAATTCGCGTCCTGCGTTTCCTGCCAATTCTGCCGGAAGTCCGTTAGCTCCGTTTCCTCCACGTCCACCGAACAAACCGCCACCATTGCCGTTCCATCCAAAGATACTTGCTATCACAACAAGCCAGATAATGCTCCACCATCCGTCCTGTCCTCCAAAGCCGTTGCCGTTATTCATCAAGGCAAGCAGGTTAGGGTCTATCCCCTTGTTCCCAAACATTCCGGGAAGCATGGCGGTAATGTCAAGCTTGCTACCGCCTGAACCTCCATTGCCTCCGTCTGAATTAAAAACATAAGTTCTTTCCATAAGTATTTGTATTTTGTATCCCGGTCAAAATTGACCGTATGCAAAAGTACATATGTTGTAACTTATGTAAAATCAGTTGTTTCCCAATGATTTCTTTATATTATCCCAATATATTCTCAACATTTTCCCGCTTTCCATCCTCTCATAGAAATTTGATATCATGTAGTTAACAGCACGTTTGGTTTTGTGGATATGAACGGCTATTTGTGAAGGGTACATGCCGCTTTCAGACAGGAGAGACACAAGAAGATACCGGGCATCCACTGTTTCCATGTTTTTATCAGAGGATAATATTTGGTCTACAGGCACTTCGGTTTCTTTTGAAACAATATTAATTATTTTGGCAAAGATTTCTGATTTGCACATAGTTTTTTCTAATTTTTATGCTTATCTTTGCCTCGCCACATAAAACATGAGATTTTGATGAACAAAGCATAAGATATTTATGTTGAAGATATTAGCCCCCAACATCAGGTATCTTATGCTTTATCATGTTTTTATGTGGCAATATTAATATGATGATATGTTGGGGGCTTTTTTTTAATTCTTAGCCCCCGAAAGAACTGCTTTTGTTATTTTTGAGTAATTGCTACGCTTCTACTCGTAGCATTGCGAGGATAATCCTCGGTATAGTGTTCTATTTCATTTTGAACCTCCTTTCTTTAAAAATTGATGATGGCATAATATAGACGTCGTTAATTTACTCAATAGATTATGCCTCTTCAAAGTCAAAATCAATTTCAAATTGTTGGTATTGTTTTGGATAAGCCTTGTCCATATTTCGCATAAATACCGCCCATTTGAAGTTAGATATTGTGGCAATGGCATGGATAGCTTCGAGATGTTGTCTCAATTTGGGCAATCCAACCTCTTGCGTAAGAAATTGGTGATGTTTGTAACTCCTGTTGCCATTGTCTTTTTTCGGATTGCGCTTCTTCAATTCTGCAAGAACCAAAGGGGCTATTCTCTCATATACAATATCGTTAATCCATGTACCGACAACCCCAGGACGCTTATTTGTCTTATCCCAATTCCAATTGTGCATTTTATATAAATCCTCAAAAAATATATCACCGAAAACCTTTACCCATTTTGCGGCTTCTTCCGACATGAATGTGTTTAAGAACTTCTGCAATGTGTTTTCGGCTTGTTCCTTCACCTTATTATAACCGGTAGCTTCATCGACAAGAGCAATTATTCCGACCTTCGCAACTGAACGGATAATTATATTAGCATTGGCTACAATATCAGCATTTATATTAAACCTCTGGGTTTCATTTGCATCAATAATCGCTGAGCAAAGGTCTATCAGAAGAGTTGCTTCATATCCGTAGAAGTCTGATTTTAAGTTCTTTATGTTTTCAACCGTAAATACTATCGGATTATTAAACTGCTCCAATATTCTGGGCTTAAGTCCGAATGCTATCGGTTCGCTATTCACAAACTTAGAAAACCACTGTCCAGATGTCTTTTTATCCCCTGCACCTAACACTCCTTGGATTCCTCTACCTGAAAATACACGCGTGCCATCCTCAAGGACGTAACATGGTAATTCCAGGTTTCCCAAAACGAGAGGTGTTTTGTCTGAGCCATATTTAGCGACTAATACTCTATCATCAATGAGGTCGCATTTTTTTACACCAATAGCTTCTGCTACCTTGGTTATAGTTTCCATGCTTGCAGAACCGTTAATAGCCTTACTTAACCCTACTTCCGACATTCCGATTTTAGATGCAAGCTCTTTTTGTGTGATACCTTGCTCTTTCAATACTTCTTTAATCCTATTTCTCATGTTCAAGCGGTTTAATTATCTACGCAAATATACATATATTAGTTTAATTACAATATAAATACCAATATAATTAAACTAAAAGTTGCCGATTTTATCACAATCCATAGAATTTTTATCGTCCATATTATACATTTTACCAAATTCTATAACTTAATCCAACCACGACAGCCGGTGATAGCCCATCCTTGTCAAATCCATAGCCGGCAGTGATTGACATACCCCATCTACGAGGTTTTATTTTCATCACATGATGGATATCATTAGTAACCGTGACAGTCTTAGGATATACCTTCAAACTGTCCAAGTTCGGGTTATAGCCACTGACATAAGCCGTATAGTTACTGTCCCGGTATATCTTCTGCTCGACAGGGAGCACCGTATCACCTACATGGATAGTATCGCCCGTGTGCCAGCAAATCAAAGGAGTAGGAAGGTAGTAGGGAACCGTATCCCTTCTTATCACAAGGCTTGAGCTGAATACCGTATCCGTTCTTGCCTCTATAACTGCTTCGGGGGATGGCTTTGCGAACCATCCTAAACCGAAAGCGAGTACAATCAGTAATATGTAAGGAAGCCATTTCATTTCAATTTGGTTTTTTAGCTTGCAACCCTGCCAGGCTGCTCTATACAATTTCAATTGTAATGCTTTCTCCCCCTCTCTGCGCATCCTCTATCAGCACATTGAGCTTATCGGATGTATATCGGGATTCGGTCAATCGACCGACTTCCGTATTCCTTCCGACAAGTATGCAGCCGGCAGAGTCATCGGCAGTATTCCCCGGATGTATCAAGATGCCTTCAAAGGCAGGGACGTTAAGCAATCGTGGCAGGTTTCTGCCAAACTTGGGAGACCAGTTATATACCACTTTATATTCTCCGTAAGGGATGGCGGTTTTGCCATACACCTTCTTTTCATTGCTCAAATCGCGGACGGTGTCTTCCAGTGTGTTGCAAAAAAACTTCCCGTCTACGAACAGTCTGCCCACCGTATAAGCGGGTTTCTTCCATAATCTTTCTACTCTTAATTTCATATTATATATTTTTTATATTTAAATAATTATGTATATTTGCGACAGTATTTAATTATACTGCTTTTCATAAAAGATATGACGATAACTATGCCGGTATAGCGATACCGGCTTTTTTATTCCTTCTTTTCCTCTTTCTTTGATTCAAACAATATCTGTGCAGCCAATTTTGCGATATCTTCCTTGTTTTCAATTATCACACTCATTGTCTTTTCTGCTTTGCGCAATTCCGCCTTTTCCCACGATTTTTCCCTTACCGATATAAATTCGCAGAAAATACAATAGACTGTCCAAATCATGGAGAAGACAGGGAAAGGGATAACGACACAGCATAGTAAGTCGATAAAACACAATTCCAAGAACGGTGTGAAGTACTTCTTTGCCTTGACAGCCGTTTTCTTGTAACCTGTCGATGTCCTTGCCTCACCGCGCTGTTTGGCTTTCATAACTCCGGTCAATAGGTCTATAAACATAGCCCCAATGGTGACAGCGATACATAAGGCAATCAGCACGATGTGTGTCATCATGTGTTGTTGGATAAAGTTGTAAATTACATCTTTCATTTTGTCTGTTTTTAAGATTAATACTATATTAAATAAGATACATTAAGTCTGATTTAAAATTATATTTTATATTATGACTTATATGTTTTTTTAATGGGATGAGAAGCAACAATAGTATTCTTTTTCCCATCTTCTCCTATTACCGAATCGTATGTTCCTGTTTTTTATATATATTTTTTTATCATTGACGCCAATAAACATCCAATTCGTTCATACCCTGATTTTAATGGATGGATGTTAGCCGAGCTTGGGAAAAATTCATTCCAATTAGATGCTGACATATTCATATCCCCCCAAATATCTATCAAAGGTATATTATATAATCCGGATATATTTTTGAATTGTTTCAACGCTTTATTTTTCTTATCCTGCGTATCAGTATACCATCTTGACTCGTCATAAATGCCCTTCTCTGCATTATAGTAATCGTTGGCAGTTTTGGATATAGCCGGGAAATTGACGATAAATATATGTGCTTTGGGAAAATTTCGCAACAGTTCTTCAATAGATGATTTCCATGCGCTTGAAACGCTTGGTATAATCCATTTTTTAACATTCCCCCAATTAACATCTTCAATATCACTTCCTATGTACCAATAATAAATTTCCCAAGGAGCGTCTGATACAGTCTCAATACTGCAAGACATACCTGTCCCACCGGTATCAGTAAAATTCAAGGTGGTCTCATAATCATTATTCCCATTGGTGAAATAAACACTGTTGCCATCACTTCCTGCAGTATCAAAGATACCCTTATACGAATACTCTACGATTCTATCAATTACATATTGTTTCGTTAATTCATCATTACCTTGCGGAATTACATGTATGTTATAGTCACTTTCTCCCGGCCCGGCCCAACCGGTTCTAATCCTAACATCACCCTCTTTTGTTGGCAATGTATTTATAATCAATTTCTTTCCATTTGATGTTTTTTTCAAACCTACTACCGTATTTAAAGAACGCTCATTTTTGGGTATATCGTTTAGATTCGGTGAAGACAATTCATTGACAGAGTAGCTCTTATCCATTTTAAAGGATGGAGCTGCCACATCAAAATCAAATATTCCATCATTAACATTCTCCAATATGATTACAGATTTTTCACCTTTATCTTGAATATACCCTTTCTTAATCAAATTCAGTGTCCTAAAATAGGTTGTACCTATCCTACTCATATCTGATGATGTTCCTCCGATTGATAATGGAAAACTCGGATCTGCATTCTTATTTTGGTCAAACTTTATTCCCAAACGTTTTGCAACTTCGTTTTGCCAAACACCGCCGGCGAATAAGCTATCTCCAATTGTATATAATTCAAAACCAGAATACGGATTTCCCGAACCCGGCAAATCATCCACTAACATATCGCTGCTTATACTACGCGGGGGTATAACTTCGGGGTGAAATTGCCTATGAACTATACGTTCGGTTATAAACTTGTAATCACCTGTGGGATTATATACGATTTCACTATTGAGAGGATATCCAAGGTAAGATAATTCTGAGAAATTCACTATCGCATAGCTTTTCCCGCTAAGTCCAAATTTAATGGCAGCATTACTGCCTTGTTTATCTTCGGTTTGTATGGTGTCACCAAAAGGATTAGCGTAAGTTCCATCATTTTTTAGGTAAGCTATTCTGATTCTATTCCACCCCTTTTCCCCGAATGCATAAAGTATTTGTTCAAGAGTAAACAGAGGCTTTTCGGGGTTTTTCGCATCTATTGGAATATCTTCCGAATCAATATATACATCTTTTATGACATTGCCCCAATAGGGAATACTGAGAAACAGAGGATTTATTATTTTTTTGTAAGTATCTATGGAATTATCAGCTATTTTATCTGTTGTAATGGCACCATCAGCTATCTTATCGGTAATTACCGGAAACGATGCGTTTAATTGGTAGTTTACGATTGCGGTAAACTTAGCTTCGGCACCAGGCTTATTATTTTTTATATACGCCCCAAATACTAATTCTGTATCAGTATCGAAGTCCTTGATTAAAGGAAGGATATATTCCTCCCCAATGTTAAATTGAGTCTTGTCAAAATAAGTTTTTCCATAATACGATAACATCTCATAAGTATTAGTAGCTTCTCCTTTTAACAGGTCAACTCTGAATTTTAAGTAAGAACCGGATTTAAGGCTCAAATTAATACATCTTAAATCTATATTTCCTGCTTGCGAGGGAGTATTTTGTTTAAAAAATGACAAACTACCGTTTTCTTTTTTTAAGTCAAAAAGTTCTTCCGTAAGGTTTTTACGAGTAGTCGGATGTACCACCGCATCAGTGGTTGTAGCAGGGTAAATAGTCTGCCCGCCTTTGGTAAGTTTATGAATTTTAGCCATATAATTCTTATTTTAATTCGTAAATTTATTCTTTATCGATTCCCGATTAAAGGAAACCACTCAATACATCTTCGTATTCCTTGTCGGAAATTGGAGAGGAAGAAAGCATCTCATTCTGTACATCCTTTACCACAGAGTCCTTTAATTCAGCACGCTGTTCCTCTGTCATGGAATCCCATGTCATTGGATCTCCCTTATCGCCCTTCTGATAGTTAGGATAAACGTCAATTGTACCTGTACTGTCGTCAGACTTGCCATTGACAAGAACGATGCCTGTAAACTCCATGGATACAAGGTTACAGATACCATCAGCAAAATCAGCATCAGTAAGGTAATACTCGCGTCTGACCGTCAGGTTGCCCGGACGCATGCCATGATTATCAAAAATAACCAGCAGGCTGCCATCATCCAGCCTGCGACAGTTCTTGTAGTCGTGTCCGTCGAAAGAGGCTACAACGGGTTTCGACAATACTGTCTGATAAGTAAACCGGAAAGGAGTTTTCAGGTCTCCATTCAGATTTTTCTCTATGATTTTAAAATCGGACTGATAATTGATTCTCATAACTATAATATTGATGTCACATCGTCAATTTCCTCGGCTGTTAAGTATCCCGACAGGTCTATACTTCCACCTCCTCCTGTCGTACCTGTGGCACTCCATGTGCCTTTTGTTTTGCATTGATAGATTGGTCCCGGTATGGTATCACCTACTACAGCCCAATCACCTACAACCGGGGATGGTATAGCAGCCTTCAACGCCTCGATAGTAGGATATAGCCCCTTGCTGCGGGTGCTGCTTAATTTTATTTTTTCGACTTCAGTGGAAGTCTTGCTAAAATTACTGTTGATGCGGTCGGCAGCATCAGACCAGGTACCTGTTTTAATGACTGTATTGAGTTCCATATTATTTCTTCACCTTTAAAATCCCATTAGTTATAATACCTTCCACCGTTTCATAATCCACATAGACCTGTCCGGTACCGACATCATCCTTACCGGGCCAATGACTGCAACTTATATCCGCCACATACTTAGACACGCTTACCCCATTATATACCGATTTCATCCCGACCAATAATGTCTCACCCTTAGAGCCGTAGAACGAGACGTTGTTGGGATTTAACATGATATCCGTTTTTTCAACATGATTTTGTATTCTGATACGCTCCGGATATACAGTAGTTTCGAGTGCCAGTTGATCATTGACATACTTCCGCAAGATGAGATCGCCATATTCCCATTCGTCCGATGATTTGTCAAATCTTAAAATCAAAGTGGCGTGTCCTTCTGCCGTGTACATTTCCAGCGTATTCTTTTCCGGGTCAATGACAATTCGCTTCCCATCTACAGAGGTCTCAACCCTTCCACGGAAAAAGCCTCCTAATGCATAGACATATCCTTTTAAAAATACATCACCGCCATGCGTGGCAACAAAATTTGCCATATTCGCCCACTCCGCATCAGTAGGCTGGTAATTGGGGTCGTTACGGAACTTCATTACGGTCATAATAGCCTGTTCAAGTTTGCCACCCGCCCAAAATGCCACATCGTCATCGTCATTATAGATACCTGAAATACCTGCGGTTACTTTTTGAAGCTTTCCGTTCTTGTAGTTCCCAAGCTGTATCATGTTAGCCAAAATCAAACCACCAAGAATGTCTACAGAACCATCTTTGATTGCATCCTGTATGTATTGCAGGTATTTGAATCTGTCTGCCGATTTATCGGTATCCAATCGTGATGGACACCAATCGGTCGGAATGGTACCTCTTTCCAGCTTAATATCGCACACTGATGCTTTGCCGGAAATAAAAAAAACGCCTAATGACCGACAGGTGAATTTATACACATATTTCTTATATGTATCGTCAAGAGACTCTGTAGAATTATAATCCCCATATCCGACAGTAAGAGATGTACCCTTGGCTCTTAAACTTATCACATACTGCTCCTCCAACATAAGGTTAACCTCTTGCGACAAGTAACCGATATCTGCTCTGTAACCGGACACGGCTTCACTGTCTTCTACGATATTCGCATCCCCTTCCCAGTACTTTATTTTTGGCGAATAAACTTCTGTGTCTGCCTGCATTTGTGTTGATTCTGATATATCAATGCTATCATAATCACCCGTAAACCCTGAATTTAATAAGAGATTTTCATTACCTATCTGCACGGCATTATATATCTCATCGGGAAGGTCGGTCAGATTGGCGGAACCGGTGGAGCCTTCTTGAATGTGAAGCTTTCCTTTCAATTCCACGCCTTCACCTTGGGTGAACTTAACAAAGCTGTTACCATCACGGTCCCCAATATACGCATCACCGTACACATGGAAAAACGCCTTGTTGTTAGTTTTGTCTACGCCATACTCAACATACTCCTTGTTCAAGTAGGAGTAGGAGTCTATACCGTGATACAGAGTAACACTCGGGCTGAACACATCGGTAGAAGAGAAAACAATGGCATTCTGTGCGTCAATATTGCTTTCATCCGTCACGTCCTTGTTGTCAATGCCTTTCCATTTGATTCGTGCACCAAGGTGGGCTACAGTATCACCCTTTGCCGGGATGTCACTGCCTGTGTCGCAATCCGCCATGCTGAGGTCAATATAGTGCAATTTGTATATGCCGACATTGATAGGCTCTTTGCTTGCCCCTACACATAAACGCCAATAATAATGGTTCGCTACCTGTTGGTATTCTCCCGGTTTTTGTATGTTGAAGTTTTTGCTCTGTACCTGGAAACCTGCACGGAAGCGGTTCTCCACTTCCACACCGTCCTGTTCGGCAAGGAAGAAACATCTGTACACGCCTTCGGGGACGCCATTGTCTACCGTTTCTTTATCCATCAATTGGAGTTCACTGCCATCTGCAAGCAATATAGGATTCCCGTCTGCCATTGAAAGTATGGGCGTTTGTTCAATGGTACCCTTGGTCCAAACATCAATAAGCGTAACAGCACCACCCGGAGTTAGAACTATCTTTCCACCTACAGAATTTACATTTTGTATCTCCAATGATTCGAAATAGGCTTTCATGCGGACTTTCAGTTTATCAACCTCCGCATAGGTTTGACCTGTTTCCTTATCAACCATTATGATACCACCTGTACTACCACTGACAAATTTCCCTATTTCAAAAGCTTTGTCAGAGGATAACTTGTGCGGGGTACGGTCATCTTTATCTTTTCGCAAGAACATGCTTAATGAACGCAAAGCAGAGAATGCATTATTGTCGGTAGCCGGTGTGGAATCATTTCTTTTAATCAGATAAACCCCACTGCCCCAACCGCCTGTATAAGTCTGACCTTTCAGGGTAAGAGATTCTATCTTGCCTTCGAGGTCCCCTATACGCGAGTAGGCTGCCGTCTCCCCTACTGTATAAATCGGAGAATCATAAGGATAGTCAAGATTAAACTCGTATCCGATAACCCTTGACTGCCTTCCGTTCTCAAAATAAGCCTTATTGATTAAGTTAACCTTCTGACCGATGCCGTAGAGATTGTGCACTCCGTCCTCACTGTATGCGACATCCGACATCATCTTACAGTTATATGTAGAAGGGTCTATCTTGGATTTGGCTACAGCTTTCTCCGCTTCGGCTTTCAGCTCTTGTTCGGCGGCACCCACAAGCCCCAGTTCGGTTATTTTCGTGCTGTCCCAACCGGATAGAATATAAGTATCCCCATTCTCAGGAATAAGCACTCCGTCCGGAAGCGGTCTGCCGTAGTTCTCATTTCTGACTATTTCCCAAAGTTGTTCATTCTTATTGTCAGGGTCGAATGTCACAGCGAATTCCATACCATTCAACTTGCCGGATTGGAAAATGATTTTCAATTCCTCACCGGGAAGGATATAGTCCTTTGAGAAGGTAATGCCGGTATCCTTGAAGCGGTAGGCATTCCATTTTTCCTCGGTGGTTGTGCCGTCCTCATTCTCCACCTTGTCTGTCACCTCAATAGTTGTGACATCCGACATGGTGCCGACCCTTCGGGGATAGACTTCATCGAAGATAACCACTTGTTCAATGGCTTCCTCGGTAGTCATATCAGGATAAGCGTCTATGTACGGAGTTCCGTCGGGCAACATTAAGCGTTTTTGCACAACGCCGTTCACAACCACCGACTCATCAACCGGACGGTAGTTGGAAGGGATATTCCTTGTGGAACCGAAAGCATATATTCGGGTGGCGTAGGTTGATTGGGAATCGGAACGTGACATCTCTACAACGTTCACCCCGATTTCAAAGTTAACCGCATCGCCAGACTCGCAACGTCCGAAATGGATGATGTTTTCAGTCACCCAACATTCGCAATCCCATTTCTTCGCCATCTCAAAACAGGCGTCAAGGATGTTGATGTTGTCATAAGTCATCAGTAGCGCCTTATTCTCTACAGTGCTGTCAATGGAGAAAACAAAATCCTGTCCTTTATACTTATAGCCAAGAGCTTTCAGATTTCTAAGGACTATACCGGCTTGAACATCAAGTGAAGCGGTGATGTTCCAGGACGCTTCCTGCCCTGCCGTTTCCGGGGTGTATTTGAAGACTTTGTTTTTCCATTTCCAATAATGGGAGCCAAGCTGCAATTCATAATCATATCCTCCCGTATTGGCGTTGAAGATGGGTTTTTGCAAGTCGCACACCTCGAACAGTCCAAACTCGCATTCCACGTATGATCCTAGCTTGAAGTATATGGGGTTATCCAAAGAAAATTTCAACGTGATGTAATCTTCCTTCATCAACGTAAACTTCCGCTTGCAACCGCCATTGGGAAGGATTGAAAGGATAATATCTCCTGATATGTTTTTAATGTCTATTAGTCCCATACAAGTATTGTATAGCTTCATACAATGTTATGTAGCAAATATACAAATAAATCACATGATAGCATTATATTCAAAGAAAAAATCACGTTGTCCTATCCGCAGGATTAGGTTCCACTAATTTCAAGGAGAAACTAGCGATTCCCCTCATAAACTGTGTAAATTGGTTACATGACAAATAAATAGTCTTATACACAACATTTGGCTGATATTTGCTTCTGATATGTAATACCCCAGTGGCGAGTTCTTCACAAAAAGAATTATATCTAACAAAAAACTGATCTTCGCTTTTAGCCGTAAGATTAAATGTAAGTGTAATATTCCTTTCATCAACCCTGGGATTTGAAGTTATAACTCGCTTGCCGTTTTCCAGGCGTGACTTGTTTTCTATAAACTCTTTCATCGGCGGTGGTGTCATTAACGCCGATAAAGAAGAGGTATCCATACTTATTCCCCATGTGGTATAAGCATCCTTGTCATTTATATAAAATTCTCCTTCCATGTTACATATTTTTAGTATTATCTACTATCTTATCTAATTTCGATCCTAATTCAAGGATAAGCTTTGTGTATTTTACGATATCTTCCAAATAACCGTTAGTAATCACATGCTGATTCAAGATGTTACCCAACGTAGCATTGCCCTCCGTTGAGATAGAGACCAAAGATCCTATGCCGACAACAACATTTATCATTTGGCTCTTTATTTCCTCATTTGAAATCTGCAATGCTGTAAACCTACCGCTTAGTTCTCCTGCATCTTCATGTGTCATTTCAGTGCCAAACCCTCGTTGAGAACCGCCTTGTTGGGGTGTGCTATCTCCGGTCCAACCCATAGCATCTTTTAAAGCATTCCGTTCCGCAAGAGCTTCTGCGACAATGGCGTCCCATTCCGCTTGCGACTTTTCCATTTCTTCCTTGGTTATACCTGCCTTATCATCGTTAGCCTTAGCAAAACTATCATACCAAGCTTGCAACTTGTCTTTGTACTTATTTCCTACCATTGTAGTGAGAATAGCACGTTGCATATATTGCTCAAAATTCTTAGAGAAGTCCTCTGCGGAGCTGTCCATATTTATAAGCATGTCTACAAAGCTGTCAAACACGCTATCAAAAGACACTTGCGTAAGTTGTTCTTTGATTTGGTTCTGAATATCCTTTATACGCTCTTCGCCATCAATAATCCCTTGCAGATATTCACGTACATCATCATCCAACTTTGACCAAAAAATATCAGCTTCTTTCAGTTTCTCAACTTGTTCTGCTGACAGGTCGAAAAGTCCTGTCATTCTTCCACTTGTCGCTTTATCAAAATCAGCTCCAAGGGCTTCACGTGCTTGTTCCCATCCTTCCTTGCTCATACCCTTGCGGATTCGTACGCCAATAGAGTGAGAACCTGCGGATGCACCTGCGTTCAGTCTTTCTTTACCAAGAATACGGTAACTTTCAATACTTTTTTCCGCCAACTCCAATGCCTCTTTCCCGACCTTATTAGCTTCTACACCGTATGAGGTATTAATGTATTCTTTCTTTTTGTCAATCAATTCGTCCCAAATGGAGTTAAGCGTATCGTACTGTTCCTTCATAGCGTTGTAGTGCGAGTAGTCAGCACCAAACATTCCATCAAGCGCAGACACAACAGAAGAGATTCCGTTGACTGCACTCATGGCACCACCTACGATGTCACCGCTCATAATCTGACCGACACCTGCCGCTGTTTGTCCTAAACCGCTAACAGCATCAATTGCTCCTTGTACTTTTGAATCGTCAAATCCGAAGATACTCCCTATGTTGGAGTTAAACTCTTTGAGCGGACCGGAAAATTCAACGACTGCATTTCCTATTTTCGATATTCCAATACCAATCGCATCCGTATCACCTTTAGCGTTTTTAAGGTAACTGATTCCATTTTTAATGTCCTCCGTAAACTTCTTGAACGGTGATTTACCTGAAAGCGTATCCTTTAAATTCTTGATAGAATCGGTAATATCCTTGATGTTGATTGTGCCGTCCTCTATGCTTTTAAGGTCTTTATCGGTAAATCCTACGGTTTTCAAGTCTTCAACGGTAACACCATTCTCTCCAGAAAGGTATGACACAAGTAGCTCGTACTTATCAATGACAGCTTGAATGGCGTTTACCGACTTGTCGGAAGCGTCTTCAAAGAGGTCCGCCATTGCCTTGGTTGATTTCCCATATTGTTCATCCAATGAAGATAATTCGCTTGCCTGTCTTGCCCTTGCGGATGCAATCTCTCCATTGTTACCCCCCTTCTTTATGATGTCCGCTATTTCATCTTCGTACTTCTGCGTGATAGCCTTTCTCTTTTCCTGGTAATCGCCAAACGCAATGAAGTATTTCTGCCATGCTTTTTTGTCAGCATCAAGTTTCTCTTTATTTGTGTCTTTTACATTATTCTCATATTTCTTGTAAGCGTTTTCTTCGGATTCAGCCAACTGAGCTTCCTGCTCATCAGTAAGTTTGCCTTTTTGCTTTTTATTCCATTCCTCACGTTGCTTTTCAATGGCATCAAGCTCTTTCTGATAATCCAAATCTATCTGCGCCAACTTCTTTTCAGTTCCGTCAGCCATGAGATTTATTTCGTCCTGTTGGTTCTTACGACGGATGGAAAGAAGTTCTTCAGCAAGTTGCTCTTGCTGTTTTAGTCTGTCTTCCACTTCTTTTTTGGAATGGCTTTTTTGTTTAGCCAGTTCATTTCCAGTTGCTCCACCCAACTCTTTATATGCCTTTTCAGCGGATAACATCTTATCCCTGGATTCTTTCACCTGTTTCGATGTAGCCGCCTTATCTTTGATTAATGCCTCATATCCTTTTTTCGCTTTTTCCCATTCGGCTTTAGCATTTGCCAAATCTTCCTGATATGTAGTTTCTTTTGTTCCCTGTTTGTTCTCAATTTCCAATTGGGCATTGATTTCCGACAAGACATCCCTTCTTGCGTTTGCCAATTCATTTTTCAGGTCTTCGATACGCTGTGCCTGAACCTTCATCTCGGAACGGTTGTTCTCCTTCTTAGCTAAATTATAAGCCCATTCCGCACTTTTTATCTGTTGTTCCAAGGACTCGACTATAGCCTGCTTTGACTGTGTTCTAGATTTTACAACTTCTTCATTATATGCCTTCCAAAAACCAATCAAATCCTGTATATGACCTTTCTCATCAACATATTTCCTAAAGAGTGCTGGGTATAGTTCCTCAATATCTTTTAAAGCTTTTAGTTTAGTAACATCGGCTTCCACCTCGCTATTAATGGTGCTAACAAGACCTTCCAAAATACGTTTCCGATCTTCCTCGTCCGTGTTGAGTTTTTCTATTTTCTTGTTATATGAATCTAAAGCACGTTCTGCTGACGTTGTATTATCGGATAACGACCACATTGCAACTCCAAGCCCTACAACAGCAGCTGCCAATAACACATACGGATTAGTAAGCATAACAGCGTTCAAAGCTTTTTGTGCCGTTGTTTGCAAAACCAGCCATCCGTAGTGGGCACGTTCGGCAATAGTTAGAACGGCAATACCTGAAGCTTGTAAAGCTTGCAAAGCCGTGACTGTCATCACAGCCACTTTATATACGCCATAAGTTGCTACAAGACTAATAAGGATTTTCCCTACTTTCTCATAATTCTCAACCAAATAAGAGACACCGGACAGAGCTTCGTTTATAATTCCTTCATTGGCTTTCCCTATCTCATTGAACATGGTGGAAACAGCATCCTCTATATTAGAAATTTGCCCAGTGATTGTCTTGGACTGTTCTTGCATAAGGTTGTAGAACATTCCTCCCTCGTTTGTAAGGTTTTGGATGACTTTCTGGACTTCCGGGAATCCCACTTTCCCTGCTTCCACTAGACTTTTTACTTCTCCTTCTGCCACTCCGAATACTTTTGCCAATTCGCGAATCATAGGAATACCACGACCTGTAAACTGATTTAAATCTGCGGTATATAACCGTCCTTGCGTCATGGTAGTACCATACAAATACACAATATCACCAAGTGGCTGAGAAAGACCTGCGGCTATGTTTCCAAGACGTATCAAGTTGTCATTTACGTTTTCAACATTTTCTCCATAAGCAAGAAGTTGTTTAGCTCCATTTGCTACGCCTTGAAGGTCAAAAGGAGTGATAGCAGCCGTTTTTACCAATTGCTGCATGAGGGCATTCGCCTTATCCTCACTGCCAAGCATTGTCTTAAATGCAACTTCCAATTGTTGGAATTCTCCTCGGACTTGTGCAATATTTGAAATTAATTCTTTTGCAGTAAAACCAGCTCCGAATGCTGCGGCAGCTCTAGTCATACGGTTAAACAGTTCTTCAATACCTAAACCGCTTTGCTCTATTTGCTTGGACGTGTTTTTTACACCATTCTCTACTTCACGAAGTCTACGTAAGAAATTAGAATTATCACCTGTAATGTCAAAATGTATTCCAGCCATAGGTCTTTTCGATAGAAATAGTTCCGTGCAATATCACACGGCATTGCAAATATAACAATAAATGACATAGTTAGAGCCACAAACACACAAAATATATTCAACTGTTTATTTTTCCTATCTTTAATTTTGTTTATATTATTATATAAATTACATTTGTACAATATTACAAAGTAAAAAGCAGAGCAATGGATTTTAAGGATCAAGTTACACAGCTATCTGATAATATAAAAAAACAAAAAGACAAGATAGCTACAGAAGAAGCTACAAAAAACGCATTTATAATGCCAATGATTGCAGCCTTAGGATACGATGTTTTTAACCCTTTTGAGGTCGTGCCTGAAATGGATTGTGACTTAATAAAGAAAAAAGGAGAAAAAATCGATTATGCCATAATGAAGGATGAAAATCCTATACTTCTTATAGAATGCAAACACTGCAAGCAAGACCTAAACCTGCATGACACCCAACTACAAAAATATTTTGTAGCGTCAAAAGCGCGTTTTGGCGTGCTTACAAATGGAATAGAGTATAGATTTTACACCGACCTAGAGAAAATAAACATAATGGATGAGAAACCGTTTCTTGTCGTGAACATGCTTGACTTATCAGATGCGGATATAGAGCAACTAAAGAAATTCCATAAGTCATATTACAATGAAGAGGATGTTCTAAGTACGGCAAACGAATTGAAATACACGACAGAAATAAAATCAATATTGAATAACGAATTTGCATCACCTACAGCAGAATTTGTTCGGTTCTTTGCACGTCAAGTCTACACTTCAGGGCAAATCACATCAAAGGTGATAGATATGTTTACCCCACTCGTTAAGAAATCTATCACATCTGTTATTAATGATATTATTTCTGATAGACTAAATACAGCTATAAAAAACAGCGAGCAAACATCTGACTCACTCCCAACGATAGACAATACATCCATAAATACTTCCACAGAAGATACAGAAGAGAAACTCCCGGGCGGAGTTGTATACATGGATAAAGAATCCGGTGTCGTAACAACACAAGAGGAATTAGATGCCTACAACATCGTAAGAAGCATTTTAAGAAAAAGTGTGGATGTGGCTCGCATAACCTATAAAGACTATAAAAGCTACTTCGTTGTAAATATTGATAACAGCCAATGGTACTGGATATGCCGTATTTCTATCGGAGCAAGAAAAAAGCAAATAGGAATACCGGCAGACCAATATAAGAGTTGTGAATGGATTCAGATAGACAACGCGGATGATATATTCAAATATGCAGACAGACTTGAAGAAGCATTAAAATTAGCAATGGGGGAATAATTATTAAAAGCGTACATTATGAAAAGAATTTTATTTTTTATGGCAATGTTGCCTATGTTTTTTTTAACAGCTTGTTCAGATGACAATGAAATACAAAAAGATGGAGAGACAGGAAATGGAAATCCGCCTTTATCTTCCATTGTTGGAACTTGGGAAAGTGGAAATTATTTTGTTTCATTTGGAGAAGATGAATTTTATTCCGCATATATAGCAGATGAATTTATTGACAGTGGAGACTATAAACAAACAGAAAACGAGGTTACATGTTCAAATAATTACTTTAATAGAAAAACAGTCTATACTATTAAAAACATATCTAAGACAGAGATGAAGGTGCAAGTTTCATATACCGACCTGTATGGAAAAACTAATAGCAAAGACATGACTTTTACAAAGTCAAATGAAACCATAGTATCAAAAAGCAACACGTTGGCAGGTAAATCCATTACATCATATTCTTCTTACTTTGGAAATGTTACAAGAACATTTAATTCCTTTAATGCTGGGGTAAAATCAGCAACAAAAGGTAGTGCCGCAAAATATCCTTTAAATTTTTTCTATATCTATATCGGAAATAAAATGTATCATCAAGTTCTAAGAAACAACTCAATTCAAGTTCCTAGTATTGGAGGTTGGTCAACAAACTACAATGAGGTGATATGCTGGGAATTGCATTTCTCTGCCAATGGTTCTATAGATAGTTTCGATAAAATCGAAATATAAAATAAATAGAACAATGTCATAGTTTTAAACTATGACATTGTTCTATTTCACCGATAAATCACGAAAGTTTTTGTATAACCCTCGTGATTTTTTTGCCTTTTATTTGTCGCGCTGTTCTATTTGTCGTATTCAGTCCCATCTCATAGCCTTAACCCTTGCCATATTTGCCGGATCATCGGCATTGATGATATCACGGTCTTGAGGTATGTTAACTCGCTTACGTTCCTCGTCAGACAAATATATGGATGTTACGGAATCGGCAAGAAGCAATTGTAAATTGGCATAGCTAATACCCCAAACAACATATTCAAAAGTCCATCCGTACCGTTGACAAGCTGTATCTATCAATGTGCCATATATACTTTTGCCGCCAAATGTAAGAGAATTATTATCCTTCTTGGCTCTCATAGCTTTTGCTTGCCACTCTTTTTCCTTATCTATTCCAAGGTGTTTCATATATGCTGATATGTCTCCTTCAGGCAATACCATAACCAACAGTTGTGCCATGCTGTCATCGTCAAGCTCCTTGCAGAAGAAATCGCACCTTTCCTGTACGAGATTGCAGTCAAACAGCTCATCTTTCTTATTGATGGTATGATAGGACAAAATACGGCACACGCTTTCTTTTTTTCCCTGACACAGTCTCAACGCTTCCATATACGGATTAGCCTTGATAATTTCCAGATTTATGCCAAGACACTCCACAATCCTTGATATTAGGTATGTTTTTCCAAGAGTAACCGGATATAGATAAAACTGACGTTGATTTACTTTAAAACCATGCGGACGTTCAATTATAGTATCCGCAATGTCCATGTCTATAAGTTTCCCATCTTCTAACATAACAGTTCTTGTTTTTTTTAATTAATGCCGGATATCTTCACAGACAACCGGCATGAAAAGACATATGAACAACAAATCAAATTCTCAAAATCGAGCGGAAACACAGATTCGGACTGTGACCTCATATCTGGTTGATATGTGTGCATCCATTACACCATTTCCGCAAAACACGTGAGTACAAAGCCCCCACGCTTGGCATTACCTATCAAAAACTTATTACTCACCGAGATTGGGAGCAACTTCAAATTTATCTCCATCTCCGGATGTGTCTTCCGGATCACATTCAATCTTAGTTGGCTTACCAGAAGCAGGCGTTGTTATAATCTTGCCCCATTGAATCTGTTTTTTGTCCGAACCCGGTTTCAAGGCATCAAAAGTATACGCCCAAATACCACCATCTGCCGCTGTAAATGAATCCTCAACAGAAACGGTAGTTTTCTCCATACAGAATCCCTGAACATCAGGATCTTCGGGCTGCAAAGCAACAGCATAATTATGTGCTACCACTCCATCACTATCACTTATAGGACGCTTACGCCCTTTTGCAGCACGAATATTGAAAGTAAGAGCATAGGTGTTTTTTCCATACTTTACATCCTCGTTCTCTCCTCCTTCAATCTTTGCTTCTTTCTTGTCACCTTTTGTTGTTGTCAACTGTGTGGAATCCTCTACCGGAGTAGGCAATTCTTCCCATGAAGGTGATACTGCATCAAGGTCTTTAATAAAAATACGGGGCTTACCCCATCCGATTACTGCCATAGTTCTATATTGCTTAATATAGTTAATACTTATTCGTTATTTATTTCAATATACAGTTTGTTGTTGATGAAATGTTCCGTGTGTCCATCCTCAAAAGAAACACCTGTTGGATTGGTTTTCTGACTGCATTTCGAAGGCACAGTATGATACTCATCTTTCCGTATAAAAAAAAGGAACTTGCATAATTCGCATAATTCACCGACACGTTGGGTATTCTTTTCCCATGCCTTTGTTCTAGCATTCCATTGGTCCCTAACATAAACATTGACATTCACATAAGCCCGCTGAATCTGACCGCATCCTTCATTAGCAAGAACAGATATAACAATATCCTCTCTGTCTGACTTGTTAGGTCTTCCCCTGTCACTCAATTTTCCAGTAATATCACTTTCAAGGCTGCTACCTTTAATCTTGTGATAAACGAACTTTGCAATATCAATATCTGATTTCATCATTTGGCAATCTGTCTCTTTAATTTTTCAAGCATCTTGGGAACTTGGTCTATTGACCATAATTCCGTTGATGCAAGCACATCCTTGTTATCCATCGCTTCCACGTATTCAGCATAGTTCATTCCGGCAACTATAACAAGAACATAGTCATTGGGATATCTTCTAGCCAGTTCTTCTGCCAAGTCTTTGCCGACTTTTACACCTTCTGAACCCTGCTTCACCTGATTAAAGTCCGAGTATTGGATAATACTGCCATTATGGGCTATTACATAGCCAACTGAACTACGCAGATTACCGGACTGGTCATACCAACTTTTGTCACCACCTCTATCACGTACCCTGATAACACATTGTTCACCAAGATACGACAAGGCGCGTATTGTCAGCCTCTCAACCCGTTCTGCCTCTTTCATCAGTATTTTATGAATCTCATCCAGTTTGGAAGTCATTCTTATTCCCATATACTAAACCCAAATCTTGCACTGAAGTTGGTAACGATGAAAACCTTTCACATTAAACTCTCTTTCAATTCCTCCAAGCAAAATCAACTTTACCCTATCACCTATTGTGAAATTACGGCAGTCCGGAGGAAGGTTGTACACCTCATAAGAGTATTTTCGTGTTACACCGTCTTCAAACTCCTTTTCATCTGCCTTACCGGAAGGAACAGCATCACAAGGAATATCACCTTCCCAATGGTCTTCTCCAGGATGGTAATCTCCGTTTCCATCCTCATACCCCGAAGCGGAAACGAGGTACTGTAATCTGTTAGAATTTCTGTTCAATACCGCCATTCTACAATAAACAATCACCTACATATACCGTTGGTTTTGCCTCCAGTTCTACTAAAGGTTCACCAATAGTCTTGTAAATGGAGTTAACACGTAAAAGTATCCGTTCTTTATCTTTATCAGATAAAGCCCCGAAGGACTTGTCTGCTTCAGAGAAATTGATAGCCTGGACCAAAGACCAAAGACAATCAGCTAAAGCTCCCTGGTATTCGTTAGAATGATCTATATCATAACCAAACTCATCATCACCATTAAGATTACGTTTAATCATCACATTCTCTACAAAACCGATAGAAATCGGATAGTGTATTTCGTCTATGAGAGCTTGCTGTATTGTCTTCATGGGTTACGATGCTTTATGTGATTCAACCGCTTTTTTCAATGCTTCTTCGTCTGCGTCACTTAATCTGTTGACTGCTGCGATCAGCTTATCGTCAGAAACGGTGGGAGTAAGGTTCCTGCCTGCAATCTTATTATATTCCGTCACAAACTCCGGTTTTTTGTAAGTTACTCCCCAAATTGTAATCTTAACATCAGAAGAATCTTCCCCTTCTTTTGTTGTGTCTACTGTTTGGGCTTCTAATATATCCAAAGAGTAGATTTGATCTACATTTTCGATAACCGGTAAGCAAATAGCCTGTCCGCTTGTAAATTCCCGTAACGGATCTGTCTTAGAGTAACGGCTAATCAACTTGTATTCATCAACGGTAGTATATTCAACTCCATTAACAGGATTAGTCGCTTCAGCCAAAGTTCCCCATACAAAAGAACCTACATTATCGGCAGAAGGGAGAAATATCAATTTATTCGCATTCCACGGTTTATAAGATACCCTTCGACCGTTCTTTTCATAAGTTACTGAACGGTCAATTTTCAGGAATGAGATACCGTTATATTGGTCAGAGAACGCTTCATCAAATAATGTAGAAGTAGGTACAGGCAGCTTAGTATCATTATTAAAGGTTTGACCTTGATAATTTGCAGCTAGCTCCTTTGCCCATTGAGACTGACGCATTTTGTTATATGTAGATAAAGCCAGCATAATAACTGAAATACTGTTACCGTCATCGTTAGCTTTACTTATAACTCTTTCAATATCATCTCCTGTAACTTCACCAGTAGTAACAACACCAAAGCTATGTTCTGGCAAATAACCATAATCAACACGAAGACCTATACCAGTATTTTTATCATCATCACCCTCAACAATGATGATGCCATCGGAGAGTCCTGTAAGGAAATTTGCTTCATTTCTCTCATCAATACCAATAGAGCAAGCCGTTCCATCGTCTAACACGCGAGTGATTATGCGGTTAAGGACAGATTTCTTAGCTGCATCCGTACTGGCATTGGATAAATGAGCTCTCATGATGTTGATGGCATTAATTTGACTCTCTTTTAGATTCTTTTTAATTCCGATCTTAGGCAATTCCCCGTTTGACCGTGCGATAGAATCTCGCTTTTTAGGTGAAAGCGGAGAGTCCATAGCTACCATATCAGCAGCTACATATGTAGTATTAGCAGATGTGCCTTCCCATTTTTGATCAGGAGAATATACATTAGTAAGCATCGTTTTGTGAAGATAGGTCAATTTCTTGTTTGTTTTATTGATCTTTTCTTTCACATATAGACTCAATTTAGGCCATATTCTTCTTACATATTCAATAAATAATGATTCATTCATCTTTCACCTCCTTTTAATCGTGTAAAAAAGTTAGTTGTGGCAATGCCGTTTTTAATTCAGCCCTAATGCTGTCAATAGGATAAGGACTTGCCACGTCATTCACTTCACCAGCATACATGATACCAACGAATGGTTTGTCGGCAGGCTTGGAACAAACAACAACACCGACATATTCATGACTTCCCGGCAATGATTCGTAGGCTGTACCTGCTGAATTAACAGGCATTGGCTTATAAGTATCGTTTTCTGTATCGCGGATGACAATGTGCCCAGCTTTGATCACAGGCTGTTTAAATTCAGTCATATCTAGCGTCCGACCATTCATAATTCCGCCTAAATAGTTACGAATAACAATCGAATCCATTCCGGTTAAGATTGTTTCTTGTTCGTTTACTAAATCAGCTTTTGCACCCATTTTTAATTTGTTTTTGATTAAAGGCCTTTAGCTATTGCTATGACCTCTTCGTCAGTTAATACTTCATTTTTTTCTTGTTTCTTACTACCTGGACCTGGAGGATTACCTAAACTAGAAAGCCCTGCATCGGCACGTTCTTGGTTGTAAGATTTCAAATCTTCCTCAACTTCGGAATAGAATTCTTCAAATTCTTCATCATTTTCAAACTTCATTTTATTGAAGGATTTTAATGTGCGAGCTCCGAATGTACCAGCGTCTTTCAATAAGGATTCAAGTTTTTCTCTACGTGTAGTGACAACTTTTTCACCTTTCAATGCTGCGATTTCGTCATTCAGTATTTGCACTGTCTGAACCAAACCTTTAGCCCATTCCGGAGTATCATCATTCTTTCCTCTGTTTTTGGGATTCTTTTTGTTTGAACCCGGCTGGCGATTAGTGGAATTCGATGGTTCATCGTCATCATCGTCACCGGTTTCATCGTCGTCGTCATTCTTTTTGCGGTTTTCTTCGATTACTCGATTTACAAAAGACTGGCTGACTTGCAGGTAGGGGAGAACCGCATCGATAGCTGCTTCAATTTCTGCGTTTACGTCCTCATCGGAGGCATCATCTGTGGAAGTTAGATTGTCGGCAATCTTGGCAGCGACACTCATTAGTTCCTTTTTATTGAACCCGAACGCCTTCACTTTCGGTTTCAATTTCAACAAAGCCTGTTGTTTTCTATCCATTGTACAATGTTTTAATTAATAAAAAACGGCCTGCAAAACATTACATGCAAGCAGACCGTCAACCTTCTTAATCATACATTAAGAGCAATGAATGTATTCACGACAAGTTCGGTTGCATGTAACTTCACATGCTTTATGCAAATATACGAAAAGTGATTCTTTTTACTTCACTTTAAGTGTTAAACTATTATAATTAAACACACGGCACGAAAGTAATCTTGTACTCCGTGCCGTGAAACTGAATGTAATTGCACATCAGTAGTTATTCTTTGAGATACTTATAAGCCTTTAGATATTTATTCAGCCTTGATAAATCGCTCTCTGTAATTTGCTCCAGTCGGGTAATGTCCATATTATCTTCTAAATCGTGTAACTTTACTTGTCTTCCAATCGGATTAAAGCGGGAACGCTTGATAAAATCTTCATAGCTTTCATCTTTGTTGCGGGTGACAGAAAGAATGGCATCAACGATATTACGAGGAAAGCCTTCCATTAGTAAATATTCAGCAGTAACTTCAGTATCTTCTATCGTATCGTGCAACAAAGCAACAATTCTTTCTTCATCAGTAGAGCATCTGTTTGAAACACGGATAGGATGGAAAATATAAGGTGCTCCAGCTTTGTCAGCTTGATAAAGATGCGCATCAGTTGCTATTTGAAGAGCTTTTTCTAATAGTGAATTAGTAGTTCCCATATTCCATAAGTTTATCTTCCATTGTCTGAATACTCCCATTTTTTATCCCGTTCATACACAGTGTCACCTACCTGTCCTTTAATGGGTGAGTTGTGTTTCTGTGTGCCTCTAAGCAATTCGTCAGGAATACCATCAGGGTAAGCAGAGCAATAATAGTCATCTGCATGAAAATGTTTACAGTATGCGCATTGTGAAGCATACGGATTTAATATTTCATGTCTGTCATCTGTACATGAATAATTGTCACCGTTTTTATATAATCTCTTAACCATAATGCAAATATAGCTATTTAGTCTTCATTTTAGAATAATCGAATCCCAGTTTTTTTGATAACCTCTTCCATAATATATGAAAATGAGTTGCACTTGCCTGTGATATTGTAAGTGTGTCTTTATTTATCCTTCTTGTAAATTCTAACCGCAGATTTCGATTTTCATCATTATATAATTTCATTAATTCCTCTACGCTTATTCCCCAGCCTCCATCAGGCCTTTTCATTGAAAAGGTATAATTAGGGGTTACGGCCCTCATTTCTGCAAGATTATTTCCAACAGCCAATGCTATATCTTGTATGCTGAAAGAATTTCCTATACGCATAATATCGTTTTCCGAATATCCCCATGCACCCGGATGATTATGGGTAAATATTCCGTCATTCATTAAGAGACATTCATCTTTTGTGAATTGAACACTACGACTTCCTCCCCTCTTATCAATCACAATATTACCATCCTTATTGAACAATACATCTGTCTCATGGCTTTTATTTTGCCGTATATTAGATTCCACATCAGATACAGCCTTAGTAAGCTCGTAATTACTTCCGTCAAGGACTGAAAGCTGCTCCATACCCTCAATCTTATAAACTGTAAATGTCGAAGTTGGTGTATAATCAAGTATACTGTCAATTCGTTTTTGATTATCCCTAACAAAATATGGTAGCGTCCTTCTTTTCTTGGCTTCTTCTATACGGTAAGCATTTGCTCCCACCCACTGTTTGAAAGCGTCCGGTACATCCTTGACCTCATTCACGCTTTCTGTAGAAACATCGCTCCGTCCATCCCATTCCCAAAACTCTTCTTCTGTTTTAAGGATAGGTATTTTATAGCATAAATCATTCGGATGCCAGCCAGTCCAAACGAAATCTTTAGGATATTTACCTGCTAACCTATCGCATATATCCCCATGTGGCATACGGTGATGATGTGAAGAGCTTAGCTTTATTTCGTACCCCACAACGAAATCCATTTGTTTCCAACGCTCATTTTCAGCAGTCCGGTAAGCCATGTTAATTTCAGATCGAGCCAGTCGGATAGAACGGTATTCGCAATCCAGCAAATGCATCGCACTTCCATACTTCTCTTTGTAGTCTTTTTGCAGCGATGGGAAGTCGAGCAGGTATTTGGAGATTTGCTTGCTTAACGTAATCGCACTTGTGCCTTTCTGAATGGCACAAGAAATGGCAGCTTCCAGTTCTTCTTTGTAGATGGTCGATTGCTTCCAAAGTTTATCTGATATATTGAACCCCTTATCCTTTCTGCTCTGAAAGCTTTTCAGAGCATCGGAGTTTGTCTGATACAGCACCGTGTATTTTTTCTTATCCACAATGGCATCGTATGCTTGTAGCACCTTGTCAGCCATCAAATCCTGTACCTCGTTACTATTCTTCCATTCCTCGGATGTTCCTCGATAGATAACTGAATGAATATCATCAACGAACTGCATTTGAATGTCAGCTATCTGTTTTCTTGTTTGAGGGTAGTCAGACCATTTGAAAGGCTTGTCGCTTTCAGCGGAGTAATCGGTACACGACACGGCTTTGGCGACTTCCAAGTTAAGAGTGTCGTAGATTTGCTCAACAAGGGCGACATACCTGTTCAGCCGGTTGTTGAGTTCCTGATACTTCTTCTTTTGGTTGGGGATTTTAGGCTTTGCCATACACTACTTCTTCTTGAACTTGTCACATATATCTCTATTCAAAAACTTACTCCATTTAAAGAAAGGGCAACGGCACATGAAGAACTCGCCTTTTAAATTTTTCTCGTGCCAGTCGTAACTATGCGCACAATCCCGGCAATAATAATTGGATTGAGGTGTTACTTTCTTTGCCATTATTCTTCAATTCTATCGGGTGCGGGCATTTCCAATAGACGGATAGCCTTAATCGTCTCTTTGCCTTCCAAGATGGCTTTGCACAGCCTATGATAACCATCTGCTATTTGCCCTACCTCATCCAATAGGATAGGATAATCAAGGGAACAGTCACGCACACGCTTGCATTGAAATATGAAGTTGTGAAGCTGGCTGCACTCAAACGGCTCTGTCGTCAAGTCGATATTCCAAAGTGGCATATCCATAACTGGATACTCTTTTGCCTTAGCAAAATCGTACAACGTTTGGGCATTCCATATTTTGTTACCTCTATGATATTCGCTTTCGGCAAACGTCATTTCATCTATTGGAACTTTCATGCGATTCTTTTTTTATATATACTTTAATTTCACCGGTAACATGAAGTGCGTCACCGACTTTTTCAACAAAATATTCTATTAACCCTCTTTGAATGATAGAGTTTATAATCGATTGGCGGACTTCATTTTTTACTTCTTTGATAAGCATTTCATCTGATTTCCGATTAGACCAACCTTCGTCAAGTTTCATCTTCTTACGATAATCCTTGATTTCTTTCTTGGTCCGTGTAAGACATATGCCTAGTTTCTTTGCTTCGTAGTTATCAACTTGTTCAATACTACTTAGTCTTTCTTGTGGGTTGATCTTCAATGCTAATCTAATAAGCCAGTTTGATATTTTTTTCTTCATGATCTTAAGTTTTAAGCCAGCAGCATAAACAGATGCCTACGCTGCCTTTAACTTGTCTACAACTTGGCAGATAGGCTATAAACCTTCATATTCATAAGCCATCTTTGCACTCATGACGCCTACCTGACTTACTATTTTGACGGACAGCCCCTTTTGCACATCAAGCTCAAAAATCACATTATCATTAAATTGAGCAGAAGAGTATTGATACAACAGTGCATAATCCATACCTTCCAATTTTGCGTATATACTAAGTATGCCACTTTTCTCTCTGTCTATCTGTATTACACATTTCCCAACAGAAATAAATTCACAGGAGTAACCTTGTTTTTCTTTACTAAATTCTAGTACATCAGTTTTTGCCATAATATTTATATTTTAGATTATTATTCTGATTGTTCGAATATATTGCTTATCCTGCTTTTGGAAGCCTCTGCATCTTCTTTTTGAATTTGAGAGAGAGTCTTTTGCGGATCGGTAGAAATACCCAAGTTCTTGATGGCCTCTAATTGACTGACAACCGCTTTCCCCCCACTGGCTGTAACCCACTTCTCTATTTCTGACTTTTCATCATTTTGGATAAACGGAGTAATAACATGCTCAACTTCAACATTATCTACCTCACCTTTCCAAGAAACATTCATCATTTTCAAGAAAGCTTTGATTACGCTACATTCACGTTCAAATGCTTCTATCCATGCACCACTTTCATCTCCAACCTTTAAATGAGCGTCAGTAAGTAAAGTCTGCCTTGCATCAAATCCGATGTTGCCAAGAGACTTCATGCTTTCAAAAGAAATATCCGGCATTTGTGATTGTGACCAAAATAACTTAATAAGGGCATCGACATGATATTTTAACGCTTCGATAGATTGCGCCCATGAAACATAAGAAACATCTCCGCCGTTTTCGACACGATAAACTCTACGACTTTCTCCCTTGTCTTCTTTTCCTTGAGTTGCGCCTGCTACTTTGAGAATAGGAGCACTATTATATGCGATCACGTCACTATTGCGTGAAAGGGTGTATTCGATTTCTTTTCTGATATAGGAAAGACCGTGATAAATGGGAACAGGACGATAAGCGTATACTCCAGGTATCTTCAGAATAACGACCGATTCTGATTTAACTAATTCCCAGCCGTTCCCCTGTTGTTTCCATTTATAATGAATGTTTGCTGTGTATGTCTCGAAATAGGTAACTTCTTCATTTTTGGCTTTTTTTGTGTATTCAAAAGACATTGCGATCATATCACCAAGCTCATCAAGTAGAGGGTATAACCTAACACCGTCCATTGGTGAGTAGGTCTTACATTTTAGCTTATACTTACTTTTAAAGCCGTATAGGGTGTTGGGGCTCTCAACTGTGTACCAAATGGTGAACATTTCGCATGAAGCAAAGTAAGCATTGCCCCGATTAGTATTCTCGCTATCAATACGGGCATACTTATATATCGCTTCAATCGCTTTCGCAATACTTTGGCGGATTTCATTGTCTTCTATATTGTGATATACACGTTTAATTGGGATAGCAAACATGAATTCAGTCATTCGTTTGGTGAGAAGTTTTTCAAGCCCAATGTAGATACGGGAAGCTTTTTCTATATCTCCATTAGATCGAATCTTGTCTTTACGAGTAACTGTGTCAGATACTATCTCATGTTCTGTTGGTTCGTAGTCTTTGATAAGTTTATCCCAGGAGGGGACATAGACTGACTTTCCTTTTAAGTCGTTGATAATATTATCAACGGGTCGGGTACTGTCTAATATAGCTGTTATTTCGTCCATAAATATAGTAAAGTGTCACTTGACACCCTTTTTTTATATTGATTATTTAGATAGGAATTTATTCACGAAATATATTTGTCCTTTGCCGGTTACTTTGGTAGTGGTTGTTACCAATACCGAACCATCCGGCTTGGTAATTGATGTTTTCTTCAACTCAAAAAGCCCCAATTTCATAGATTTCTGCGTTGGCTGATTATAATAATCACCTTTTTTGCAAAGATAACCGTTCTCTCGCATCCAACCGAACAGACGGTTCTGACTGATATTCACTCTGTTCTGTTGGAGAATTTTTGCCAATTCAGCAATAAGGCACGAACGTTGAGAGGTACATACAGCATCGGCAAAAAGAACTTTTGGTGCATCTTGCTGAATTTTCTGCTCGGCAACTTCTGCTTTTTGTTCGGCTTCAATACGTTTTTGCTTTTCTTCTTTTAAATTGGTGGCAAGCTGAATCAAAAAATCAGGTGAGGTCAAAGCCTTTTCAAGTGTTTCGTTGGTCATGTATGCGCCATGCTTGCGAATTGAAGGCAAAACTTCACTCGTCACCCACTTGCGAAATGGCTTTGCCTTTTCGCTATCACTGCGAATTATCACATCATATAAACCGCTTTCGGTTATAAATGTAACTTGTTGATTTCTAGCTAACGAATCTATGGTGTCCATTTGGCGGACATCATCTTCTTCAAGCCTTGACCTGACATTTCTTGCGTTAGCAATGCCTATAACACCGCACACATCTGCCAAGCAAAAGAAAGGTTCGTTATTTTCACTCATCGCAATTCTTACCTTTCCGAATTGCTCATTCTCAAAAATTTTAATTGTGTTCATAATGTAGTTCCGTACTCCTTCATACGGTGATTAGTTACACATGATACTGCTCCATAAAGAAACCGGATAGCACAATACGCACTACCCGGTAACATGAAGGAGCACGTCAGCATCAAATGCTATGGTGCAAATATAATAAAAGTGGCTATAAAAATTCCACTTTTAAGCAACTTTATTTTTATCTGATGCTTAGATACCTTTTCACAAACTCACCACATGCTTTTAAGGAATCAGATAATTGCTTTAAATCACAATCATCTTGTATCTCAATAGTATACTTTGGAAATTTATTACGAATAAGCAACAATCTATCATTTTTATCATCTTGCCGGAACTCAAATACCGGTGTAGGAAAAGCTATTGAATACCAATGGGAAAACATATAATCACCCATCTCTGCCATGATGTGCGCTATCTCGTTGGCGCAATTCGAGTTGTTCGCAAACTTGCTATCATCAAGAATGGTAATCTTTTGAGTTTCGTTGAACTCATGTTCTTTAAACTTGCATACTATCAAGTTCTCTATATCAGTCAAGACCCACCAGTTTGGCAGGTCTTGACTATGTTCTAATTTAAATCTGTTCATTGTTATATTATAGTTACAAACGATTCGTCTATATAATCATATCCTCTATACTTCATTTGTGCCTTATCATTAACTCTGCACCACTTATGAAGCAGTACATTCATATCATTGTTAATTTCCAGTTCGAATTTTGATTCCTTACTTTGTGTGAATGGATTTTCCTTATAACCAGACAATAACATGAAATCATCAAGTGTTATCTCTGTGGAAAACCATATAGTTTTACCGGACAATGAAGATGAACGAAACAAACGAAATTTCTTTCCAAATATTTCAACGTCCATGCCATCAGGGTTTTCTGCAATAACTTTTTCTGCAATTTCAGCACGTAATTTAAGATTTGTGCCAGCATAGCCAATATGTGACGTTGCTTTTGGACAGTCAGTGTACTTTGGATTAGATAAATCTCTGCGAATGTGTTTTGCCCCGTTAATTAAGGATGTGATTTGAGTTTTCATAAAATAAACAGTTTCTACGTGTGACTCACGCCCATACAATGGATATTAATTAGTTTTTTGTTTATGTAAAGATAGTGATTCTATTTTATATAGCAAAGGAATAGTGCTATTTTGACAGCCATTTATTCCGTCTTTCTCTGCACGCCTCTAAGGTAGGTGCACAACAAGAAAACAACTCACCGCTATCAGTACGGTAGTCGTACTGGTACATTCTTACTCTCTTACCTTTCAATTTGGTAGTGTAAGTGCAATAGTTCTCTTTACCGGGTTGACATACGCTGCAACCGTTTACATTTATTGAGTTCATAATTCAAGTAATTGTTTCGTTTTATCCACGTCTACAAAACTCGTCTACCCTGCTTTATGCAGTTTTATAGCTGCCTCTCTGATTGTGATTTTACCACTCTTGACACTTTCTTTCAAAGATTCTAATACATTCTTAATTCATTTTCACATTCAATCTTTCTTCACTCGTATAAGCCACTACAAGCCCAGTTTCATCATGCTGTATGGTGATGTACTTTTCACCCATCTCTATAGTAGAGAAGTCATAAAGGGTTACCATCTTACCCAATACCTTGCCCAGTTGCTTCATCAGTGGGGCTTCAGGGCTGATAACTAAAACTAAATCTGCTTTCATAATCGTGTATATTGTGGTAGCCATAAGGCTACCGGATTAGAACTCAACCAATATCAATCTTTCTAAAGAGCCTGATGCTTTCACCCACATATGATTATGTCCGAAACCATAATCGAAAAACAGTTTAAAATAAGGGTATCTTACTATTAAAGAGTTCATACAGCCTCTTAACTCGTCTTCTGACATACAAGAAGTTATTTCATTGATAATTTGAACGAAAAGGTGTAAAACTTCTGCTTCATTATTCAATAACGGTTTTTCTATAATTGCTTTTAAAAATATATTTTCTTTCATATTCTTCTATATTGCGCAGGGCTTTCGCCCTCTGGTTAAACTTATCTTTTATCTATCACTAAGTAATGGTCAGCCAAACACTTTACCCATTGTATTCTATACTTTCTTGAAGCACATCTAAATTCAATATCTCTTATAGCAGAAAGAATATCAGACACGCTTTCATTATAATATTTTGCGAGTATAGTTAGTACATGATAGCTTTCTTGCGGTGTAAAGTGCAAAGAACTTCTGTATCTCTTTGCTGTCTCATATACTCTTTTAGAAAAAGATTCTATAGTTTCAAATTCTTCTAATCTATAATTGAATAAATCTGTTGCTTTCATCGCTCTTGTCTTTTAATTGTTAGTAATATTGGTTTCTTTTAGTATTGTAAAGATACTCATTATCAATGAATTAGCCAAGTATTTACACAATTATTTTAGTCGTAAAACACTCATAACCAAAGATTTAACTTTTGCTTATAAAACAGAAATGCGCCGACTTTCACAAGCCAGCGCACATAAGAGCAATGAAAACACAAACAAGGAGTGTTTTCGGTTACAAAGGTACTAAAAAAACACAACTACAAAAAGTCTTTAAGCAACTCTTCATCACTAATAAAGCTATAATCTCTAGGATAAAACGTATTCGCTAATGCATCCATATAGTCAGGAGAACTTTTAATACGTTTTTTGATATCTTCTTTAGGCTCAATGATAATCTTTCCATTGCTAAGGAACTTCCATTTGGTTTCAGTAGCTTCTTCCATCAGCTGGTCGCACGGTGGTAAAGCTGCACCAAACCCATTTTTAGGATTGAGCCAATCACGTAAAGCCCAATATAGATACGCACGCATGTTGGCAAATTCGTACTCCCCGGTAATATCATGCAATCCATCTGCCCCTTCCGAATATTTGCATGAAAAAGCATTTGTAAATTTTTCCTCCAATAAGCGGGAATAAACACCTGCCCCCTCTCCTATCGTATCAACAAATGCTTTTGCCCCTTTCTTCTTTAGGTAGGGAATCATCATACCTACCACGTGCATGTGGTCCGCACGTCCGGCAGATTGATGCACCTCAAACTGCGGCACATAATTACCATATCGGGGACAAAGCACGCTATTATCGCGTCCCATACCGGCCACGTCAACACCTAACTTACAAGATTTGGCTGGAATAAAACCGTTTGCTTGTAATTCTTGCCAATTCCTGTTTGCTATCTCTATCCATTCATAAGGTATAAGTACATCTTCAGAAACTTTCGGGAACATACCAAGTACCTTAACTCGAAATAAATCATTAGGTCTGTATAGTTTACCTTCCCAATTGAAATCGCCTTCTCCCTCATTGAAATCTGTTTTTTGAATGGGAGAACACCAATTTATTACCTTGTCTTTTACCCATTCATAATCCACTTGACCGGGTATTACTATTTGCTTCTTTACTACATTTTCTGCATTTAGAGAGCTAAGCCTGAATTTCGCAAAACGGTCAGACTTCATGGCACGAGCTGCGTAACCGGTAGTAACATTAGGATTGAACACTATGAGAAAGCGGGAATTACCCTGTAAGTTACCTTCAATAGCGTTGTATGTCGCTTCTGATATACCGGAAGCTTCAGTAACAACAAACATGGTATTTACAGCATGGAAACCGGACCATGCTTCTGTGTTGTCATCACCAGCTTTGAACCCCGTTAGAAACCACTCTTCGTAATCTGTTTTAATGCCGGAAGACAGTAGACGTCCGGGCAAGAACCCTGCATTTCTAAATAAACGAGATATTTCAGGTATCATTATATTTTGAACCTGACGAGCTGTAGGAGCTGTCATAGCAATCTTGGTATTCTTAACTAACTTACCTTCTTTCCAACGTGGAGTAAGATACATAAAGCACATAGATGCACAAGCTGCAATGTAATCTTTCCCACGAGCTGTGCCCGATGCTACAGCAGTCATTGGATTATGCTGAACGGATTGAAGAATAGCTTGTTGCTCTCTGTCTAGCCTTGAATGAAGAACATCATGAGCAAACTTGCACCAATCCTCTCGCCATGCTTTCATGTATCGTATAGACTTTTCATCTTTGCTCATTCGTCATCGTCCGGCAATTCCTGCATCAATTTTTCAAACTGATTCACATTCACATCCTGCTCCACTTTTTCAACATAACCTCTATGCTTCATTTTGGTCTTGCTCAGCCAAATAAGCATAGTATTATCTTGTTCCGTCAGAGCTTTGGCAAACATTGTCGTTTCTAGCTTATCATAGAAACTTTCTTCTACTTCTTTCCATTTTTCGGCAAAATCTGGATCATTCGCTTTCCATTTATAAGCGATTGAGCGTGATATTTCCACAGCCTCACAAGCTGCGGTAACATTCAACATCCTTGCGTCCAAAGCTTTTAAGAATTTCGCTTTCTTTTGCCTTGTATTAAGCCTGTACTTCTGTGCCATCTTTATTTCCCTCCAATACATTGTTTACGATTTCCAACATTTTACAAATACTCAAAGCTTGAGCCTTGATTTTATACTTGGCTTGCACTTTAGCTGATACTTCATTCAACCGGTGCATTGTATCCATATCCACCAAAGTTAGATTACCAAGCTCTTTTTCTGAATAACATTCCAACGTTTCCATGAGTTTATCAAACGAAACCTTCTGCGTATCAACAAACATAAGAGTTACAGGAACGATTTCGTTATTCGGCATTTCAACCGTATAGTTGATATCCTTTACACTTTCCAGAACTTCATTGCTGATATGCGCATACTCTTTCAGTGCGACATCTGTTATTTCATCAAGCAATTGCTTCAGAATCTCCGCATCGTCCTGCCCAACTATACTGTTATGTGACAATTGTGTTGCCAGCAACCAATCGTTTGTAGTTTCCTCTTCATCTATGTACATAACATGGATGGAAGTAAGCCCAGCCATTTTTGCCGCTTGCGTCCGGTGATTACCACTCACCACCGTATAAGAGCCATCCGAATGCCTTACACAAAACGGTACGGACGACAATTGACCGTCCCTACGAATATTATTTACCAAGGCATTAAACGTGTCCTGTTGCATGAAATGCGCATTTTTCTTGACCAGCTTAATGTCTGATAACTGTACTTCCGCTATCTTGAATTTTCCCATACATTACTCCTTTCTCGGCTCATCACCGTATTTTTTTACAAAAGCTTTTAAAATATCATCCAATTTTCCACGAATACCCGCATCTTGTATGTAATGGAGTTTACCAACACAGCGTTCATGCAGTCTGAACACTCCCCGATACTTCATACTTACCGGTTTATCGGTAAATACAGAAGTGGCAATCACCCCACATTCATGTTTATACCTTATACCCAACTCTGATTTAAATTCTGATGAAAGAACGCCCATTATTAGTAATCGGCTTAACTTAGGCAGAGGGTGGTCTATGACAAAATCCGATTTCATCCAAACTGCATCCATGCCGTATTTGCTGACCTTCAGGAAGTCAAACATACAAGCTCCGAACACGTAATCATCCAAGAACCACAAATAACAGAACGGAGCTGATCCGAGTATGATGCCTTTCTTCAAGTAAATCATGCGCAGATAATCAATTTCTGCCATAGAAGCACGAACAAACCGGAGTTTGCTATTATTTGTAAGTACGTAATCGTCTGGCAACCGTTTATATTTTAGAGGGATGATAGTTCGCTTGTTAAAACTGCTGTCTCCACTTTCTACCACATTAGACCAAATATATGTGCGTTGGTCTTTGAATACCTCTCTTCTGCCCATAAATCCATGCTGCGAGAGAGCCATGTAATTAACTTGTTCTTCATCTATTTCTGCATATTTCGTTTTAGTTCGTTCTTGAGATCCAAAATCATCCAATAAGAAACGCTGTAATGCGTTGCTTGTGGCTTTCATACCGGAATGAAATTCATTCTGATAGATTAATATGTCATTCTCTTTGCAGTTAAGAATTGCATCTGATATATCAGCACAATAAAATACTTCAATAGACTTACTTTTAAGGCTGTCTACGAGCTTTTGGTAACGTTCCGTATACTTTTTATGGTAATGCTCCAATTTTGCCATAAAATCGTCATAAAGCGACTTATGGTAAATATCTTGTGAGTTCTTATGCTTCTTGATGGCATTGAACAGATGGATAGTGGCAATAATTTCAGCCGGACTTTCAGACTTGATATTCAGAAACTCATATTCATCATTAAAACGCAGTTCTTTTATCTCTCCCTTGATTGCTTTATACATCATGTAGATAAAATACTCCTTTGTATACACCTTAATCTCACGGTTGGTAAGTATTTGCTCTATATCCATATAGTATGAGTTTACCACATGGGCTACATCAAACTTGGCCGCTTCTTTCTTGATGAAAGAAAGCATACGATTTGACTTCTTGAACATGGAACCCACTATCGTAACATTATCCGAATGTTCTGCCGCCCAAAGCAACGGTTTGTGCCTTTGGGGAACTTTAGAATAATCAATATGGAACGCTTCAATACATTTATCAATTGTAGTGAGTTGCTTATATTCCTCCATGTCTTCATGTAGATAGGCATACTCCACGAATGAATACATGAATTTGATTGTTTCCAGAATTTTATCGAAATCCCAGGAGCTATTGAAGATCCTAAACTCTGCCGTTCCTATCTTTTCAATAGAACATAAATTAAGCCAGTACCGGATGTGTCCTCTATCTGAACCATTGCTAAAAACTTTCAGTAGATTTTCAATAGTATCTGCTTCCAATACACGCTTCACTACATCCCAAGGAGGGCTTGGTACGAGATATTTTGTTTCCCACCACTCCGCAATATCGAATATCCGTTTGATTGGATATGCAGTATAATAAGAGAGAACAAACATACGCTTGATAACATTTAAGTCCATGTCCTTGATGTACAGATGCGCATCAAAGCCTTCATTCCACATAAGATAGCTCCCTGCATCTTTCATGGTCTGAATAAACTCCTTCATTTCTTGTAAATCTTCTGCGCAATAATGGTACGGTCGAGTATTTATCTCACCGCCAAACTGGCCGTGATGTGTAACTGCTGAACCGTCTGAGTTATTCATCATGGTCAGCTTGTTATCCGTCCACTTGTAACCTGATGGAAGTGGTATGCGTTGTTTGTCACCATCCGCAAACTCTAGTTCCATACCAAATGTTCGATTGGATATGTAGCCTATCCACCTTTTATCTATATTCATGTTCTGCATATCTCAACTTGACTAATGATTTATAATTGGGAACAAACGTAACCACATCACCAATGCAATAATTTGAGACATAGTCACACTCCATAATTGAGTATTCACTAGAACTATCTACAAACTTCAAATTGGTACAATCACTAATTTGACACTTATCTAAGTCTACCATTGAATAGCCACAATCCAAAATCAATTGATTACGTTCTGGGTAAATACCTATAATCCTTGTTTCGATTTCTATACCATTAAGACCCTTTCTCACCTCATAATTACAATATGGGATTGTGCCAAACAACATATATTCACCAATACGAACATCACTTATGAAACTAGGCAGTTTACTATTTTGCCCAAGCCAAAAACTACCTCCCAAGCTGATAGACTCAATATCATTACGCAGGAGATTCCAGATACGGAACAGTTCTTTTTCCGAAGGGTGATTTTCATTCAGACAACCGGAAGTAATCAAACCATATATATGGGAGCTTGAAAGTGTCCTTATTTCATTGGCCAACTTACTTGCTTCATAAATGCTTAAGCCTTCTCTATTATCACATGCATTAATCGGAATATAAAAATTATGTATTCCTTGGCACGCATTTCCATTGATAGTAAGATATTTCCAAACATCCGCAAATGATGTAACCACAGCGCCGCTATTCCCCTTTACTGCCTTTCCGATAGAATAGCATATACTGTCTTTTAAATGGAGTCCAAAAATCTTATTTCTTATTTTATCCGATATATGCTCATAAATATCTTCATAAAAATCCTTGAACATTAACGAAATAGGAACATTAACAAGTGTTCGGGATTTCTCGATATTCTCAATGATATTTTTGGTATAAACTATAACTTTCATAGCTCCCACTTTAAGATTAGACGTTCAATCCCTTTGTATTTGATATCTCTTTTGAATGAGAACCCTGCATTGATGAAGCTCTTCATGCTTGCCTCATTCTTGGGTGATGTCATAGCAAATATCTCTTGTACACCATTAGAAACCAATTTTGCTATATTTGCATTAATAAGTATATACTGGAATCCGTTACCCCTATAATCAGCATGAACAAAACATTTATCCACGTAGGCAGTACCATATTCAGTAAAGTACGTAAGAGAATAGGCAACCAGCTTGTCATTTACCAGTAACCCGAAACTGCAACCGGATTGCAGGCATTTCACTATATCTTCCTTTTCAGAAGGAAAACACATATCAGGATTAACAAAAAGAGTTTGCTCCATTTTTTCAATATCGGATGTATCAGATATAGACAATACTTTCACTTGTATCTTATACTCAATATTTCCTTTTTTTACTGGAAACAATGGTTCGTAACGGTCAATCCATGCTTTAGATAGGAATGTGTCTATGTCAGTTTTAGGCAACAATGCTTTTCTGTAACTGTCAAAGATGCCCAATACAAACTCTTTATGTTTGGTAAGTTGTTCATTCTTCAACGGACACTTACCACTACGAAAGACAAAACTTTTCTTTACCGATTTTACCCACAAGGGGTAAGTACGACACATGATAGGCTTATAACCATTGTCACATGACTTACAGTCTCTGGCGAAACATTTTGCCTTTTTACCGCCAAAATAATCATCGTCTATAATCTGCAAATGGGAGATTTCTTCTTGGTGCCCATCAAGTTCATGGGGCAATATTACAATATGCCCGTCCGACCCGAACGAACAACATTTCCAACCGCAACCGGAGTTTTCACATGCTCTTATTAGTCCTTTTTCGTCCATATATTTGGTTGTATATAACTTCATATACATTTTGCGTTAAATGCCTGCCGAGCGTATTCCCGACAGGCTTAACACAAAATTCAATCATCTATAAGCCACTCACAAGAACACCTATGCAATCTATTCGGCTTCTTTACAGTCGTGTCAGATGGCAATTACCATCACCCCGTAAACTGCACAAGCTTTTATGTTCTTGCTTCTGCTTATCGCTACTATAAGGGTTGAGCGGAAACAGGGAGTCGACCCCCACTCTTTGGCTGGAATGCCAACGCTCTACCGATGAGCTATTTCCGCAATTGCCTATGCTGTCAAACCACCGCTTGCTTGGCAAATTTGGCAGCATTCCATCAAACGCTATTGATGGTTGGCTAATATTTTTTCTAACTTATCAAGAATCTTATCAAACTTTAGTTCCTTGCAGAAGACTTTAAAAAAGTCTTCTGCAGGCATTACCAAATTCTACTACGCTTTCCTGTAAGGTCATAATATCAAAACAAACTTAGAACAAACTTGCTTGTTCGTACTTAGGTTCTTTCTTCTCAACTACTCCAAATTCTGTTATCTCAATGCCAGTCTTTTCAGTAAGCCACTTTGCCAAAATATGCCGATGGCAGAAATCACCCGGTTTTTCATAACAGCAGAGAGCAACATCTTTACCTTCACTGTGTCGTTGGATAGTTTGAATCAATTCTTGCGGATTGACTTTTGCAAGAACATCATTCAAATACATACTCGTGTACTCTTCATAAGTCCATTTATCATCCAACATGTATCTTCTTGGTGCAACCTCTATGATCTGAGGTGCATTATAAAATCTTGGCCTCCCTAACGCAACACATATCATTTTTACGTTTGCAGCTGCTAGTTTTCTGTAATTCCCGAAATAACTTGTATAAATCCTCATTGCTTTATTTTTATGGTGTAAAGATACTAAATATGGCGTAAAAAGCGCCACATTTAGTCATAAATTTATCTAATTTGATGATTTTATTATCTCAACCTTGTAACATGTCATCATGTGGTCTGTTTCGCGCCCCATATTGAAAATATTGCCGAGATAATATTTGCGTACTTCTTGCTCTGATAAGTTGATAGGGGTGACGAACCAGTCTTCATTACCTTGTTCGTCTCTTAAATACACTTTTACCGTTGTTTCCATTGCTTTTAATCCTAAAAATGCGGGTCAATATAATGACTTTGATAATGAAGCATAAGCAAAACACCGTCCTTGTACGATTGTCCATCTGCTACCCAACAGCCGTTTCTTCTTTTAGTGAACACCTTTGCTCCACCTTCAAGTGTTGGTAAAATCCTATAATCACCAGCATAGTAGTCGATACATTCCGTTTGATTAAATGTAACCTCAATCTTGCATGGAGAAATAATTTTGGTAACAGTAGCTGCTCTCCTATCAGAATAGTAGCATACAGTACACCCTAGCCCGATTTCAGGAATTAAGTTTTTGATGGCTTCTGTCTCCTGTCTATCCCTTTCTTCTCTCCATTCGGAATACTTAACCCCATCCGGACATTTTCTGCTTTCGATTTCTCTCAGGATAGCAAAGCTTTCTTTGCTTGTTAATTTGTTCGATGTTCTCATTGCCCTATATTTTATCCATTATATGATGCTGTTATTTCTTCGGCTTTAAGCTCAGTCTTCAGTTCGCCATTCTTATACATTCTTACTGCTACGACACGAACGGTTTCAGATAAGAATCTGCCTAAGTCATTTCTAACTTTTTGATCCAGCTTAATAGCCTTTGCCAAATCCTTAGTCCGCTTTCTAATGGTTTTCCTGAAACCGAAAACATAATCTTCCGTGTCAATCTCAAACTGGTATGTAGTTGAATGCAATACCCGGTTAAGCTCTTCTGTCATTTGTTGTACCCTATTCATTGCTCTTATTATTTAAGTTGTTATTTTTGATATGTAAAGATACAAATAATATATTGAATATCAGTATTTTACATCTTAAATATCGCAAGCTTAAACTTTGTTTAACTTATTCATTTACTGATACTTAGTTAACAGAATAGATTTACTTTTCTCTATTTCGCCATTGGTATCAATACCAATTTGCTGGTAGAACCCGGCATTACCAGAAAGACATTCATACGCAATTTTCAATGTTCTGCGTTCTTCTTTGGTAAATCCAATGCGAAAAGTGGAGAAAATAGCCAGTGCGGCTTTAAAATCACCGCACCGGAGTAATGAGATTGCTTTATTGGTTTTCGTTTCCATAAAGATAAAATTCTCTCCCTTCAAAATCGTCTGCTGTCAACACAATATCTTCACAGTTTACCATGTCTTCCACTTTCTCAAAAGCATCATCTTTATCTTCCGCTTCCACCTCTACCACTTTAGAAAGAGTTTCTACTACTTTAATTCTGTACTTTTTCATTCCTTAATTCCTTTTTTTTAGTTCTTCAATAAGTGCATCAGCTAACATTACAGAATGTCGTACAAGTTGTTGTATGCTTGGATTTGGGTCTACTCCATCTACAACAGGAGCGGCCAAATTTCCAATCATTGCAGTTTTTGCTATCTCATACCTACGTTGTTCCCAATCAATACAATCGGACTTTTCCTGCATTATTTCAAGCTCGTCACAATCATATACATCTTCTGAATTAGATACGTTCACATACCCTTTTGCTATAATTTCATTGCCTAATCTTACGTTCAAGTGACGTACTTCTATGATTTCTCCTGTTTTCTTTATCTTTGCTTTCATGCTGTATAATTTATGATTTGACCACTAAAACTACATATAATATCATCGTATTCATTGGCAGGTATTAATTCATCTATTTCCTCAAAATCTTTATGTAACTCTTCAGAAAGATTGGTTATAATATCAACGTAAATATCCTTTGCTTTATCACGAACAGCTTCATCGTAGTCATCTTCGTTCATCCATCCTTCTTGGTAAACGAAACATGGTTTGAACCGTTTCTTGACTTCATCTATCAAATGGTAGTTCAAGAGTATTTCGACTTCCGTCTTTTCAATAGAAGATTGGAAACTAATCCCGTCATACTCAACACCGTGCTTTCGCTGGTAACTACTTATACCATCATGTCCTGACTCTATTGCATTGAATATATCCCCCTTTTGGTAATTCTTATCACCCCTAATTTTTACAGTGTTGATGTATTTTGAACCTTGCACATCGAAATACTCAACAATACAGCCATTTTCACAGACAATCCTTTCTTCTAATATCAACTGTATCATAAATCCTCTCCCCACAACTTTTTAGCCAGCTCGTATTTCTTTTGCAGTTCGTTTACCTCTTTCTTGGCATAAGTGAGAGTGTACGCATGTTCACGTGGGTATTTGCCAGACTTTACGCCTTCATGGTATTCTTTAGCTTGTTCCAATTTATGCTCGTAGAAGTCTATACTTTCAGGCATTGAGAGATTAATCATATTGGCTCTTTCTTCCCAATATTTGGCTACCCTTTCATGTTCATTAGCCTTATCACTGAACTCAACGCTTTTACCCATGTTGTTCCAAGCATCATCTATCATTTTGCGATGCCGCTTTTCGCTATGATGTCCTACTTTGATAGGTTCACCGAGAGAAAGAAAATCAGCATCCTTATTTGACTTGTTATAAAATTCAGTACTTTTGCGTTCTGCGGATACAGCCCATTCACGTCTGCGCTCCGCTCTTTGCTTTGCCCATTCCTGAACATTAAAACCGTCGGCTCTGATGATGGAATAGTAATAGAAGCCATCTTTCTCAAAAATCAGATTAAAAACGATGCTTTCATTTTCTTTGCCATACTTGGTGGTAACTAGAATTTCTTCACCTCTTTCGTACTTTTTTTCGCACTTTGCCAAAAATACGTTTGGCACAAATTTGTAGTATGTGTTCATTGTTCTTATGTGTTATATAGGGTTTTCGCCCTGCTGGTTAAACTTAAATGATTTCGATTGTCTGCTCCTTGTAATTGATAGTCACTTCTAATTTCTTCTCGCTTTTATCCTTTGGATAAGAAACAGCCTTACATTCTGTCCCACTCATCACATATCCACCATTTGATTTTCTTCCAAACTCACTAAGGTACTCATCAGCCATTTCTATGTATTCACCAAATGATAATAAATTGTTAATTCTTAAATCTTTTACTTTCATTGCTCTTGTATTTTAATTATTAGTATTATTGGTTTCTTTTAGTGTTGTAAATATACTCATTATCAACGGATTAGCCAAATATTTACACAATTATTTTAAGCACAAAATACTCATAACCAAAGATTTAACTTTTAGAGTAAAACAGCAAACATAATACGGATGATACATCGGGAATGGTTACTTTGTATAGCTCAACCATTTCCTTTTTTTTTAATTTATCTAAAAACTTGCTATCCCCTGAGTAATCAGCGCTGATAGCCTTCTTGCTTTCGATAATCTGCTCTAAAAGTATTATACATTCCTTTCTTATCTCTTCGGTTTCATTATAACCGCAAGCGTTGTCAACCAGCCTTTCGATGTTTGATTTGGGCTTAGAAAGTTGTTTGCAGAGAATTTTCAACCGCCAGTAACAGAAATCAATTGTGGCTATGTGTTCTAACTTGTTCATTTCTTTTTAAGTATTTCAATACATTCCTTTACTCCATCATCGAAACCTTATTTATACCCTTTGGTATAATCCCCTGTGGTATATACTGCCATTGACAGAAAAAATAAAAGGATACCTACAGGCTTATACCAACCGGGAAGTGATATAGGAAACGGCTTAAATGTAATTGTGAGATCTCCAACCCATAATAGAGCGATAATACATATAATTGTAAATAATATTGTTTTCATATTCAATACTTTTTCCCGTTCAACATAGGTCTCAATTCATTGTATCTCATCTTCTGATTGATGTGCCATGTGAGGTCTATGTCCAAATGGTTGGCAAGTCCGAAAATAGCCAATAGCATGCCATTTGATTGCTTTTCTAATGGATAGTCATATTCATACGCATATCTGATGGGAATTGTGGATATAGCATATATACTTTCTGTAAAGGTCTCATCCTCGCAACTTTCCTCTGCTTCGTATAACATTTCTTCCGTAAAATCCTCGATGTCTATCTTACGCAATCCGCACAAATCAAGCAGGCGTATAGCTGCATCGGCAAGTTCATCGGGAAGTGTATCTTTTACATTCTTTTCAAAGGAACACTTAAATCGCTTTTCTTCTTCCACTAATGGAGGATAGCAATTATAGTCCATTTCAAAACGTGATTTACATTTCTTTCCTAATCTTCCCTTTCTATCTACTTCCACAGCTTCCATAAGCTCGGATGTAACTAAACAAAGGTGGTGTTTATTACTCAATTCCTCATCGTGAAAACCGTGTTTACAAGCGGTTTTATAAGCGCGATCGCGCAATTCGTTTAAATTAATATTGTTCATTTCCTTATTCCTAATTTGATTTCTTCGTCCTTGATTATTCTCCAATCTTATCGGCTTCCTCATACCGTTCCTTATTTATTCACATCTTTGCAGTTCCAAGAGCTGGGTGATGTAAACAATGTCGTTACGATATGACACATGACGGACGCATTTTTCTATCTCATCAAACCTATTCTCCATGCGTCTGTGACACTTGCTTACCAAAATTAAGGTAAAAATGCCAAAGTACAAAAATTTAATGGGGCAAGTACGGATTTAAATATTAATTCTGCTGTTTCCATACTTATTTAATCATAATCAATAGCTTTGCAGCCCAATAGAATATCACGCAATATAACACATATCCGAGTAATCTTTCGCAAGTTTGCGAAGGTTCTAATCCTGTAATAAAGTCCCACATATTATACTCATATACACAAATTAGATATGATATGATGGCAGATGCCAATACATATGTGAATTTTCTCATAATCATATAAGTTTTAATGCTTCCTGTAATCCTGCCTCAAGTGCTTCTTCGTAGCTTTTATAATGGACAATAGGTCTGTCAGACAATCCTACTAAGTCGTGATTCGGAATTGTTAGTATATCATATATCCAATAATTTCCATACATATAGGATATTTCAATATGCAGGTTCTTGGTTTCACGCAGCCACTTTTGGGCGATAGATTTAGTGGGTGCAGTATATCCACAACCTATTTCGTTAAAGAAAGAATTTGTAGAATGCAATCCCATTATATGTAAATCTTCGTCTGCATAAGCAAATTCGCAAAACTCATTAAATCCTTTCTCTTTCAGCAGCTTCGCGGTCTCTAATGTTACAAGTTCTTCGGTCATAACTATTTCTTGTTTAACTCATCCAACACTTTCTTTACTAATTCATAGCGTGGTAATTGCCAATCCTTCGCAATATCATCTATTTTATCATCATAATGATTGTCGTAAACATACTGATTTAAGTTATCAACAAACCCATCACCGTCAAGCCCTTCATCGCAATCATCAAACATATCAAGTTCATAGGCTAACTTGGAACATTCACAGTGGGATACCCAGTCATAAACATGACCGTCATAAACATTGGTCTGTCTGTTGTATTTTTCTCCAACGTGTATTACTTCACCGCAAAATTCACATCTATGCTCTTTGCGAGCGATAGTAGTTTTATTTCTTAATACTTTTATCATTTTAATTCATTAATTAAAGCATCAGCACAAGCAATTGCAAACCGAGCAATGCTTATAGGTATTGTATGTTCCTCTCCTTTCTTGTAATCTGCTTCCGAACTAGCGTAACCAACTATTGTATTATCACTTAAAATCCCTTGCATTGCGGATTTAGCCAGTTCATAACGTCTTTGTTCCCAGTCGATAGCTGAAAAATCAAGTTCGCATTCCTTGAAAACCATGTTATCACATACATATAAATAATCTCTGCTATGTTGAGAGTTGATGTTTAATTGGGGAGTTACATCTACCAAAACCCCTGTTGATTTTACTCTTGCTTTCATATTTAATATTCTGATTTAATAATAGTACCAAATGAACGATACCTACGCCAAACTATATTTCCACGCTGAATACTAGTAAGCCAATCACAAGCCTTAAACACTTGTCCTACATTATATAAAAATGGTCGTTTTTGTATTTTTCTTTTTATTCTTGCTTTCATAATTCCTTCTTTGTTTTAAAGTGTTCAATCAGTTCATTTACGGTAGCCTTACGGAAATTTCCTGAAATAATTGTTGCATTTTGATATTCTATACCCCAAAAGAAGAAGCTACCTTTAGGCTCTATGAAATAATGGTCATTACCAATAGCATCTCCAAAAGAAACGCTAAGTGAAGATTCTGCTATAAACCACTGCATATAGTTACTATCATCCCTTAATGCAGCTATAGCCAGAAAAAGTTCCTCATTCGTTCCACAATCAACACTATCGGTTTCGTCAGGATGTGGAATATTACTGAAAAACTCAATACTATATAGACCGTATTCGGGTTCAGTGAAAATACATAAATCTTCGTTAAGTTCCGCTCCAAACAATCTATATCCCAACTCATCTAATTTCTTTTTAAGTTTATAGGTACTCTTGCGAATAAAACACGGTGTTGTAAATCCCATAGTTATTCCTCCTTCTCTATTTTTACTTTTCCGCGGTTAACAAAGCCATCACAGTTCATCAAGGTACAAAGACAGATGGCATATTCTTCCTTTTCTGACTTACTGCAAATGCGCAACAGTGAGCATTGGTTGCATGGGACATTTTCACTCGTCATCTCATGCAACACTCCATTTATTATTATTCCGTTCTTTATTTCCATACCGTTCATTCATTAGAAGTTACACCCAAGCACAATACTTTGTCAGACACACCTATATCATCAAATTCAAGAATTAAATACTCTGTATCGTAAGGATAAGGGTATCTACAATTTTTCAATTCTTCATCCGTCAATTTGCGTCTGACACGCATCTCTATTTCGCAATCATCGGAAAGATTCTCAATTATTTTTCTAAGTTGTCCTACGTTCTTTATTTCCATATCTCAATCTCCTTTCTCATGTTAATATCATTATTAAAATCGTTAATTTATTATTCTACAATAAGGCAAATATTTACTTTTGTAGTGAGTTTTATTCGGAGTAGCACTCCTTCCCGGCTGAATGAGCCGTGGTTCCCCTCTTCTATGACATAGAAGAATTAGTCCCTCAGTCCCGTGCTGGGGGGCTTTTTCGTTGTGTATCGGCATCGCACAACGACTTCCAAGGCGATTATGCTTTGGTTGCAATTGTCGGGAAAGGGGGTGCTGCTCCATGAATAAAACTCAAATAGAAAACGGAATGATTCGAATATTCTGTCGATACATAAAACGGAAAGGTAAGACAATTTACCCTAAAAACGGTAAATGCTTTTCGTTCCTTGTAAAGGCGTGAATAATCAATCGTGATTGATTTTCGGGGAGGTATTCACGGGTACCTCCTTTTTCTATCAATCTCCTTTCTCTTTAATTCGTTCCAGTACATCCCTGTTGGATTCTAGTATCTCATCGAAAGACGGTATTGGCATCCAATAGATTACATCATCTCTATGATAACTCTCACTTGCAGCGCAGTCATACCAAAAGTGATATTCCATATCTTCGTTGTAATCTTCATCATAATGCGCTATTCTTATTGTTCCATCTTCAAGCGCCACTAATTTTTCGTTTGTATCTTCCGGCAACCGTTCCTTAACGCTTATCCACGGGGATTGCTTGGACTGCCACTCAGCACCTTGGATGAAATTTATCTCTCCAAACCTTGCCAAATCTTTACCAAACAAAGTCCTGTCAACTGTCCTGTGATTAAACAAGATATTTTCCCTTGCCGCTTCTTCTACTGTCTGTTTCATAATTTAATCAATTAGGGGTGATGTGGTTGAATGTTCAATTCGTTCTCTATAAATTTCTGTAACTTATGGGCGCATTCCGAGCATAAGTCGGCTTCTTGGATGAATATATCTTCCCTTCCACCAACAGAGCCGCCACTCCATTCATTGATTTCAAAATCCAATCTTGCGCTGCGGAAATACGATGGCTGTATCTCTCTTCCGCAAGCATCACATATTATCGTTACTTTTTTCATATTTGTTCTGTTTTAAATCAAATACAAGCTAAATGTCCGTAGGCGCATTCTGACATGTTGCCATGTTTATTTACATGGTCAACAAAGTCCTCCAAAGGAACGGCATCTATCTCTTCTCTTGCCTGTACAATGGGAGCACCACCACCAGTAATACTTACTTGAACAGTATCCCAAGAAACGTACTTCTGACATTCTTTGGTCAATTCACCTTCTATTACTGTTAGTCGAGCAAAGGTGGAGTTATATTCTCCAGCCAATTTTTCTATCTTATTCATATTTTATCTGATTTACACTAATTCAATTATAACCTTTTTAAAATTAACAAATAAAGGTATTGCTGACATGCCCCCATTGCAATCCAACTGCCTTAAAGAGGGAACAACCTCTCCGTTACCATCAATCTCATAATCTGCAATATAGGCTAACTTCTTCGCTTCGGGGACCAATATCCTTTCATTGCTCAAAAGAGAAAACCTTTCATGGGTCGGGACTGTTATACAAACCTTGCTTCCAATAGGGAACCCTTGGTTGGATTCAATGTATTCCTTTTCCAACTTCTCCTTTTCGCCATTCAAATCTTTTAGCGTTAAATCAATGGCGTCTCTTTTGCTCAGAAATTCTTCCTTATTCATGTTTTTGTTTTACTCTAATTGATTTAAAATTTCTCTTCGAATAATCTCCTTTGCACTGAAACCGAATAAACCTTTCTTTTGCTCGTGAAATTCCGCAATAGGTATTTCGTTAATGTAGTAATAGAAAGCTTCGTAGCCATCCGCAAAATTGCGAGCAAGGAAACCATTTGGATGAGTGCTCATATACCTCTCAACGGCTACTATCATTCTACGAGCATAGCCGGGGAATATTTTAAATTCTAGCTGCATTTGCCTAGAATTGCAGAGCGGGCAACCTACGCAACCATGCCGAGAAAGGTTATATGGAGCATCGTAATATTTCGAATATGGCAAACCGCGCTTACGAATGTAATTCCAGACATCTTCTTCTGTCCATGTAAGGATAGGAAGAATATGCTTTGCGCCTTTCATCCATTTTCTTGTATCACACTGCTCCGGCTCATAATCTTTTCGATTTCTACTTTCGGCAGCTCTCATTCCTTCAATGCTTCGCTTACCAATTCCATATCGCTCTTTCAATTCCTCGCAGCAGAACCGACGTAAACGAGATGGAAAACCTTTTTCCTCAATCAGCTTAAAAAAAGATTTCTTTGGGTGAATTATCCTCACTTGCGGATAGTTTCTCTTTATAAAGCTAATCGTGCCCGGTGGATCTACTGTGGTGTTGGCGTAAATCGCATTATACTTAATGCCTGCACGCTCAGCAAGGTCAAGTATAACTACACTATCCTTACCTCCGGAGAATCCGAGTGATAGCAGATCGTCACGCTCCATACTACGAAGAAAGTCGATCGCTTGCTGCTCTTTCTTGTTCATTTCTGATCTGTTTTACTCTAATTGTTTATCGAAAATCTTAATACACTCAAATAAATAGTGCGCAATTATAGGTTGTACTGCATTGCCTATACACTCCGTTCTGTCCACCCTATCGGGAAGTTCATTAGACTTTCCAGCAAATCGGGGTGAGGGAATTGACTGTCTTGTTCTCCATCCCGGATATACTCGTGTATATTGCCCCGATAGGTAGGACTTCCGAAATATCGATTCTTGGATGCTCCTTTTGCCGTTGACTTCACAGGAGTAGGCAATACAATATAATCGCTCCCGACCCTGTTGTATGCCAAAGTCGGTGCCTGATAAACATTGCCATTCTGCATCATACCCGATTTCGGAAAGGTCGCATAAAACCCGTTCAAATCCCCGAATAAGGAGCATTGGACTGTTTTCAATGATGATGTATTTAGGTCTAACTTCCCGTATAACTCGGTACATTTCAGTCCATAAGCCACTTCTTTCACCGACAATTCCGACACCTTTTCCAGCAACGCTGATGTCTTGGCAAGGGAATCCACCGCTGATGATGTCAACAAATGTTGGATTTGAATACGTTCTAATATCTCTGTTGATTTCATGGTTTTCTCCAAAATTTTTTTTGATTATACTTGCTTGATAGTCTTCATATTCGCAGCTCCAAAGTGTTTTTATTCCGGCAAACGCTGCACCCAAGCCGAAACCTTCTATCCCACTAAACAGAGAGCCATGAGTCAATTTACTTTGCTTCATCTCTATATTTTATTGAATATTCTGATTAATGTAATCCACAATCTTTTCCAATCTACTTGAAGAAAACAAATGATTATTAAGCGTTCGCTTGCCTTCTTTCCATTCGTAAAATAATTGATAATATGGTGGATTGAGTGTCCGGTCAACCTTTATGCGATATTGATTAGTGCCATATTCAGTTATAAGATTCTCAATATATTCGTCCGAATTTTCTAAATCAGTAACAAATACCATCTTATCAGTAGTAAGTATCATCTTTTAATCCTTTCTATATTGATTATCCATTAAACTCATCCATATATCCCATTTCTTTCAAACGGATATTAAACTCTTCAACCGAATCATTATTAGGGATAAATCGCTCAAGAACATCGTTAAAAGGGTGCAGATAGTTTTTTAAAATATCATTAGCCTCTTCTTCTCCACGTTTCTTTCCTAATCGGTCTTTGCATAGTTCTATGTAATCATCTTTTGTCATATTGTAGTGCGTAACTGTATCAACGATTGTACTAAACCTACAATATAAGCCGTTTGGCTGTTGGGCTATAAATGATCCCATAATTACCTCCTTTTCTGATCTGTTTTGAATTAATTACTTCCGCTAAACCTCCTTAAGCTCTCCATTGACTAGCATATACCATGTGTCAGCCTTAACCTTTTCCCCGTCAACTTCAAACGCCTTGACCTCCTTAATCGGGTAGGTATTACCGTTCCATTCTCCACGTTCTGCGAGGACTATCCAGCAACCTATAGCTCCCTTAGCCTTACACCTGTATCCGGCAGCAAAAGCAATGCTATCCTTGCCTGTGGCTGACGCTGCACCTTGGTAGCCTGTGGCTGACGCTGCACCTCGGTCGCCGGTGGCTGACGCTGCACCTCGGTCGCCTGTGGCTGACGCTGCACCTCGGTCGCCTGTGGCTGACGCTGCACCTTGGTAGCCTGTGGCTGACGCTGCACCTTGGTCGCCTGTGGCTGACGCTGCACCTCGGTCGCCTGTGGCTGACGCTGCACCTTGGTCGCCTGTGGCTGACGCTGCACCTTGGTAGCCTGTGGCTGACTTACCCTTCTTCCACTTGCATTTTTCAAACGTAAACTTAACGGCTGCGTCTACAATACTCTTAATACTTAGTTCCGCTCCTATGTGGATTTTTGAGCAAGCAATTTTCGTATCATCCGTATCTACGTCCATATCGCCAGTCCCCTCAACCTCGTGAAACTTATTCATACCAACTTCGGCAGGTGGATAGTAACCGAACACATCCAATGGATGGAGACAGAAGTGAAATCCGTTACTGCAAGCCATTATATCGCCTACTTCTTCATAGTCCTTACCTTCTTCATATTGAAAATCCATACATGTCATATCGGGGTTAAAACCCTTGTAGCCTTTGATTTTGACAAATTCCTTTGGCAAGGTAACATTATCCGGCAGGTTTGCCCTAAGTACCATGTACGCCATGTAGCTGGCGTCAAATCCGGCTATCCCGGTGCCAATGGCAGTGAGAAAAAATTCCTTTTCCGGATGCTCGTTAGCGTAATTTCCGAAGTTTCCTAAAAATACTACCAGATCTTCTTCAGTTACCTTCTGCATATCCTTGTCCAGCGTAGGAATGGCATAGGACTGACCTTGTATTCCTTCTGCCTGCCCCATAATTGCGCCAAACTTCTCAACTGCCAATCTAGCTGCACCTCCGGCGTGATTGCCGTTCATATTGCTTCCAAAAACGAATATTTGATTCTCTTTCAGTTCCTGAATATTCTCAGGTGTTAATTCTCTTTTCATGATTCTTGTTTATTTCTGTATTACTTTTAATTAATGGTTCCTACAAACTTCTCCAGGTTTCCACTCTGACGGTACTTTAGCCCACTCTCTGAATGCCTTATCAAATCCATCAAGGTCAGAGAACATATCCATCTTGGCGGTATCAGTAGTAATGAGGGTGGAGAACTCCTTGAAATACTTATCGGCAACTTTTACGAAGTCATTGTGCAACTTTTTTAAATCTCCAAGCAGAAGGGAGTTCTCTGCCATTAAATCGCTCGCTTCCTCTACTAAGTTATTGGCTTCGCAATTCAACAGGTGAGCGGCTGAAAGCAGCATATTCAATCTATCTATGCTACCATTGGCTATGGCGGCATCTATTATTTTTTTCTTTGGTTTCATAATTGTATATTTTCACTTTACATTTCCTTTCATGCGGTTAATACTTTCGTTCTCCTTTTTATTAATTTTGTCAATCCACCTTTGGAATTTGGCAGCTACAAGAGGGCAGTGTATGCGCAGGTTTCTGTCGCGTTCCGCTTCCCATTCACGTATCTTTCTCTGCATCTCGGTATTCATAAATTTCTCCTTTTTCGTTATAATTCTTTCTTTTGAAAACTGTTGCAAATTTGCCCATATCTGTCACAGGCACACACTCTATGCCCTTTAGCCTTACAATACGCAGAATTATCCCCGAAGTCCGAGGCATTCTTGCAATTCCGGCATTTGACATATACAATTTCCGGTTTGACTTTCTTTGGCATACTTAAAATGGGTTGTTATCATCTTCAGTGCTATTACTTGATATGGGAATAATGTTCAAGTCGTAAAAGTGAGTAGATGCAGCATTGAAGCCACAAATAAACTTCAATAGTCCTATATTTCTGCCTTTAGCTATATCAATCATGGCAGTTCCTTTTGTGTCCACGTCTGAAAACTCATCAGGATACCGCTTCCCTTTTACCTCAGGACGATAAATCAGCATAACTATATCTGCTGCTTCCGCTATCTGTCCACTATCCCTTAACCTTGCCAATGTAGGTACAGGGTTAAGATTATCCCTATTCATCTGCGACAATGCAATAATCCATATATCCAAATCCTTTGCCAGATTCTTCAGCCTTCTTGCAACCTCTCCCATCTGCTGTTCTTTGTTACTTCCCTTCATGTTAACATTCAAAATCTGCAAATAATCTACCACAGCCCCGTCTATCCCATTTTTTAATTTCATCTGACGGATTGAAGATATTATCGTGTCGATATTGGACGTGCTCCTATCATCGAAATAGATTTGCATTTTTGATACAGTATCCACAGCCCGGTCTACATTTTCCAACTGCATTCCGGAAAGCGGTGAGTAAAGTATGACATTTGAAGGAATACCACTTATCATTGAAATAATTCTAGACGTAATTTGTTCCTTCTTCATCTCCATTGAATACATGGCTATCTTAGCACCTGCTATTGCAGCGTTTTTCATCATGCTTACAGCCATTGACGTTTTGCCAGCACTAGTTTCACCTGCAATAATTATCAAGTCTGATTTTTGAAGTCCACCTGTTTTCCCATCTATCTTGTCAAATCCGGTCGGTGTACCTGTTAAGTCTGTTTTCCCTGACATGTTGCGGTTTATCGTTTCATATACGGATTCTATGCATTCCTTGACCGTGCTGATAGAATTACAATTGGATGAGAACAGATTAGCAAGCTGATCTGACACTTTTTGCACGACGTCGGCAATATCTTCCTTCTCATTAAAAGCGTTACTGTCGAGATAACTCCCAATATCAAAGAACCGTCTCCGTATCATCAGATCATGAAGTCTGCACGCATATTGATACAGATCGAATGTGTACATTCCTGAAATCTTTGTCAGCTCATATAAACTAAAGTCTGGATATGAGAACTCCAGTTTTGATTTCACACTGATGGCATCAGCTCTTCCACCGGAATCCGTTATTTCCAATACAGTCCTGTATATCTGCTTGTGAAAATCGTTATAGAAACAATTTTCAGTAAGGATATCCCTCACTTCGTAAATGGTATCTCTCTCGCTTAGAATGGTTCCAAGAACACGTTTCTCACACTCTTCATCTCTTGGCAATATACGCATTCCACTCGGCATTATTTCATCTTTCATCTTTCATAAACTTGAGTTGTTTTAAAATAGCATAATACAAAACATCCCATTTTGAACGGATGTCTGCTCTGCCCTCTATTGTGCGCAATGCGCTTTTAAACATATCGTTCCCATATTTGTCCCGTAAAAGCAAAAATTCTTCTTCCGTAGGCAATCGCATATTGGAAAAACAATACGGTGCTTGTTTCTTGATATATGACAGGAATTTATAATAGGCATTGTTATCTTTAGAAGATTCCAACAACGCATCATTCGTATCTTGGAACAAATTTGTAGCCCCCTTTTTTATCTCGGTCAATATCCAGTTCCTAAAATACTCCATAAAACCTTTCCTGTCTTTCGAGATAGTCCCTCCGGCTTTTAGGCTTATCACGAACTTGTCAAGCCATAGAAGAAACATATCATGGTCGAAAACCTTTATCCCGTTACGGTACAAATGAAGCCTTATTGCTTCCTCCCATCCGCTGTCTGATGACAGCTCATGTTGCAATTCACTGAGATCTATATCACAACTTCCAAAATCAGAACCCATTTTTTCTTTTGCTCTATTTATAGAGCTTTCTTTATTATTTCCTTTTCTTTTCTTTTGTGTACTTTTCTCGGAGGAAATGCCTGTTTCTTCGGAGGAAATGCCTTTTTCTTCGGAGGAAATGCCTGTTTCTTCGGAGGAAATGCCTTTTTCTTCGGAGGAAATAAGTCCGAACTCATCAAATTGACATACACGTCTCAACTGGTCACAAATACTCTTATAACGTTCCTGAATCCCCTTCGATGTGATTACTTTGTCAGAATCATACAGTTTTTTAGAAAACAACCCGACTATCAGGCAGCATTTAAAGACTTCCTGTATATACGCCTCTTCAAACCCGGTTTGTTCCGAGATAATAAAGGGCAACTCATCATCCCACCTCATGTAGTACCCTTGTTTGTAGATAATACATAGCAGGAGAGCATATACAGTTACAGCTTTACCGCCTTGATACTTGATTAGTTTTCTAATGCGTATATCCTGAAAGAAATCCACGTCCATAGGGAAATAATCAAGTCCTAATTTTCTATTTCTTCCCATTTTAAGGTATTTTTGATGCGTTGCAATGTTTGCACAATGTCCTCAGATTCTCTATTGTATTTAGCTCTTCCATTGGATATTTACCCTTTATAACAGAATATACAGAATGTATATGGTCTATTTGTAAATCATCAGATGAGCCACAGATAACACATTTATAATTATCTCTTGCAAATATCACATTTCTTACATCTATTCGCTTTATAAAGGCGCTTGATGAATTTCTTAATGCTTTATATCTAACTTTTTCTGAAATGTTAGAAAGCATTTCCATTGTCTTCATTTGAGGGTTCCATTTGGGAAAGTAATCCAATCCTGTTTTATTAGGTCTCACCATGATAAATCTATATTTTAGAAATTAAACAATGGATTTGCCATGTATGCCTATTGTATTCATCTATAAAAAACGAAGGCTTTCAAGTTTCTATACCCTTGATGTGGTGTTTAGGGTATATACTCCAAGAAAGCCTATTTAATATCCTTTTATCATCAAACACCACTAAGATGATTTATTATTTTCACGGTGTAAAGCTAATCAAAAGTGGAGTAAAAACAATCACTTTGTATCTTTTATTTTCCCTTGATTAACATTTTTTCTAATATCCAGTCTTATTTAACCGCAAAGCTTCCTTTTCATAGCTTAGCAGAGTGCGTAATGCATCTAACTGATGTGTTGCTGAAGCATTAAGTCTATCTAGGCGGTCCACCAAAAATGATTCTTCTTCTGCGATACTGTCAAGTAAAGCATTTTGCACCTTTGCAGACAAGCAATTTTCCTGCGCTATCTTAATAATGGTATTTTGTATTTCATCAGATTTTTTCTTTCGAAGCATTCTTTTTGCTTCAGCAAGCATTTCTCCGGTCCTTACCACATATACCATAGTAGCCGAAATTCTTTCTTGTATTTCTACTGGATTATTCTGACATGTGATATTCAGAAAATCGCTTATTTCCTTAATTTCTTTCTCCATATTACTATTATTTATGTTACTAATAATATCATTTTACACACCATTTTTATACCCATATAACCTAAAATCATCGAGGATGATAGTTATTATTCTAAATCACAATATACGCTTAGAACCAGTTATCTAATGCTCAATTCATACAGAAGTCAAGAAAAAACAGATTGCCTTTCTCTGCCTCGTATTCATCTATATGAGAACCACAAGATTTCAGTTCTGATACCTCATGCTTTAAATTTTCGTTTTCAGCTTGCAAGCGATAACATTCTGCTTTACATTGGGCATATTCCGTAAATGCCTTCAGCATTGCCATGTACTGATTATAATCTATCTCTATCTTCATACGATGTGTTTTTACTGTGATAATTACTCTAAACCTACCGCCCGAATTGACGGTAGGGTGTCATAAATGATAACGTTGGTTAACCCCCATACGGCACTTACGCTTTTTATATGTGGCAAAATATTTCTTACAAAACCTGCCCTAATAATTACTTAGGGCAGGACACTTCCACGTGCTTCCATTGCTCTTAAATTCTATTCCCTGACCTTGTTTATTGAAAGTTCCGGGAACTTATTTCCTTTAACCTGCTCTGCCATTACATACATATAGCAGAAATCGGCTGCTTGCTTATAAGTTTCAAACTTGAAAACAACATTTGAACCCTTTTTTGAGACCTTGTATTTCATTGTATGTAGTTTATATTGGTTTCATTATAGCTCCATTAAGACGCTGTGTAGTTCTTATGTAATCATCAAGAAGCTCTTGTAATATGAAGTCCGGATAAACGTTCACAACACCGAAACGGTCTATGTTCACCTTATTTACCGGATACCCCCTTTTCCTACACAGACGTGTAGCGTCATTGCCGAGCTTCGAAATGTCACTTACATAAATGGGGAGCTTATGCCTCTGCACGTATGCAGACATAGTGGAACACCCATATTCACCAATAGCTTTTCTGGAAAGTTTTTTAACCTCATCTTCTAGCGCGCCTAACCTTAGTTCTGTAGATTTAAGCCTGTTTTCCTGTTCCACATTGGTTTTGGCCAGTTGAAGAATCAATTCTGCCTGGCTCATTTCAACGGTTGAATTCAAAATATGATCCATTGCTCTTAAATTTTAATGTTGTAAGTATCTTTTTTTTTTACAGTGTAAAAAAAGTAAATATTGACAAGTTGACCAAGAAATAAATATTAAAATAAATCCACTTACACTTTATTTAACTTATTGATTATAAATATATTGCAAACATAAAACCTTGATTAAAACTTCATGTTGCAAACGGATGCGGAACGGTTTATCGCTGTTTTTATATCGTTACGATAATCACGGTTCCAATCATTACGTCCCATGCGTGAACCGTAATAGGAACGGTAGTTTCTATAGTCACGATTGCCGTACTTCGATTTGTATTCGGCTGCACGCTTGGCGTTTTCTTCATTAATCTTTGCTGCTTCCTTAGCTTCCGCCCATGCTTTTTTAAGGCAGTAACTAAATGTAGCATTGAAGGTATGATTGAAAATGTAATGCGCTCTCTTCATTATGTCTGATAAATTGTAACGTTTCATATTCTTTTTATTTAGTGGGTTATTTTTGATGATGTAAAAGTAATATTATAATATTGGTTTACCAAGAAAGTTACAATATTAAAACATTGCATTAACTTTATTTATCAATATTGTAATATTGTACTATCAATAATGTATTATCTTTATCCCCAAATTAAAAGAGCATGGAAAGAATTATATCATTAATGAAAGAAAAGGGAATAACTAAAACTGCATTATCTGAACGCTTAAATATTAAGAATCAGAACTTTAATGCTATGCTAAAAAATCCCACTTACGAAACATTATCTAAAATCGCCACCGCCCTCAACGTCCCAATGTGGCAGCTCTTCGCGTCCCCGGAAGAAGTGCAGCTACCGTCGAACGCTCTTTCTATCAAATGCCCACATTGCGGAAACAAGTTCCCAGTTAGCGTGAATGTTGAACTTAAAACAGAAAACAGATAAACCAATAACAAGCTATGAATGCAAGAGAACTAAGGTTAGGCAACTATGTACGGCTTGCCAAAGATTTCAAGTTCGTCGAAACAAAGGCTCCTGCCGGAACTGTATGCAAGGTGGAAGCCATAAAGCGCAACTCCTTGTACCTAGAATGTAAGGTAGGTGACGGAGTTTGCTACAGTGAAGTCCCGGTTCCTATAGTAGAGCCTATCCCACTGACAGAGGAATTACTCCTGAAAAGCGGATTTACAAAGGAATATGATGGATTCTCTTGCGGTATTGAATTATCATACGGACGTTACCTATATGACGATGGGGCAAATGGCGATAAACTATTTGTATCTATAAACTGTGCCGAATATCCTTTATCCCATATTCCAATTGAATATCTAAACCAGCTGCAGAACGTGTATTTTGCGCTAACTGGAGAAGAACTGCAAGTAAATCTATGATATGAAACGAATAAAACTCACAAAAGAGGAAAAAGGCACACTTAGGATTGTCGATATGTTCAACGGTAAATGCCCTTCCTTTTTCCCGTTGCACGCCTACAACTTATCCGTCCGTTCACTTGAAAGGAAAGGATTGGTCAAAGCTGCATATATGGAAGGTGGCGGGGTAGAAGATGCGCGAACCACCGATGAAGGGAAGTTATACCTATGTGAGAATCCTAATTTACGAAACCCTATCAACTGGACTGTTATCGGAGTGATAGCCGGAATACTTTCTCTTATCGTGTCTGTTATAGCCTTATTTATAAGCTGTACCGTAATGTATAGATGAATATAAGGGATGCGAATGCACCCCTTTATTATATCAACTAAGAATTAATAAGATTGATGATACCTTGCATACCAATTCCGGTAATCTTTCTATGGTAGATAATATGGCCATTGTCAGCAACCTCTTGCTTTATATCAAACCAGCCAAGGGTAGAGTATTTGGTGTATGGTACCCACGTCTGATTAACTTTGTATTGTACGCCAAGTTCTTTTAAACGGTTATTAAGTTCAATTGCTGATTTAAGCCCTAATTCTTTAGCAACCTCCGTACATGTATAGGTTTTATTGACATGAGTAAGAACGGCTACTTGTTTCTCTGCTTCAATGCGTGCCGACCGTTCTTCTTTTAGCTTAGTGAGAAGCTCAATACCGAAATCTGGATTATTCAATATCTGGTCAATAACATTGTCGGTAGCATATATGCCATGCTTGCGGATTGAAGGAAGGATTTCACTAGTTACCCATTTACGGAAAGTTTTAGCCTGTGGCTTACGACTATCAAGTATTACGTCATACAAACCGTCTTCATTAATAAAAATCATTTCTTGTTGTCTACCAAGAGAGTCCGGGATGACCTCATTAGTAATGACCTCACCACAAAGTCTTGTTTTTACTTGACTAGGATTTCCTAACTCCAAAACTTTGCAAACATCTGCAAGACAAAACAAAGGTTCTTCACTTGTTCCGGCTACACGAACTTCACCGAACGATTCATTCTTGAAAATCTGAATATTGTCCATAATAAAGTCTTTTCGTTTGAGGACGTACCGCACTTCTTCATGCGGAGATAAAAAGCGAAAGCCATGCAGGGGGTTGTGGCCTACACAGCTTTCTATATCTTAATCCTCTGATTAATTCTAAATTTAATAAGTACAACCCAATGCACTGCAAATATACGGATAATTTTCAAAAGTGACACTTTAAGAGCCATTTTTTTAAGAAAAAAAAGAGAGGTGCAAATACACCCCTCTTATGAAGATACAGCATGGCTTCACAGTTTTCCGTATCTTGATGATACATAAAAAGCGTAAGTGCCAAAAACATTTACATCATTATTCTACAAGCTGAAAGCAAAATGTCAAAGAGCGATTTATTTAAAATCAAGCATACATTATATATCTTTCAAATAATTATCCACCACTTTAATAAACTCGTCTAATGACCGAACAACAACGTACTTGTTACCATTCGCCTCACATTCCTTTTGCCAGTCTTTTTGTACTGGTCTTTGGTATTCTCCAGGCTTTTTCATTTCTACACACAAAGCTCCATAGAAGCGGTTGCTCTTTAGAAGTATCAAATCTGCAACTCCGGGAAGCATACCTTCATCTTTCATATAAGCACCGTTTCTTGCAGAACGTCTTGCCGCATTAGGAACAGCAAACAGCATATTTCTGAGATGGGGATATTTTAAACGGAAATATCTAACACAAGAACATTGTATTTTATGCTCTTCATTTTTGGGCTTACTACGGCTGTTTGCCACACAAGCCTTGGATTTCATCTCTTCGTATGTCATAATTATTATTTGTTTATGTAGTATGGCATTATTTAAATCCCCATTCTTTCATGTAGTCAATGTTTTCAGGAAATCCTTCTACCAATATAGGGCTGAGGAATATCTTATCACTTTTTAAATTTAATCCTCCCCATTCGGTGGGTGGACACTTTTCATATTCTTCTTTAGAAACTTCACTTACACAAAAATGTGTCTGAAAGCCATATCCTTGTACACTTTCTCCTAAATAATCGAATTTACGTAATGCCCACTCAAAAGCAATATCTCTATAAAAGTAATTTTTGGAGAATACTGCTGCATATATCTTATGTGTAAAATTCCCTGTTTCTGTCAAATCCGGATTACATCTGATACAGAAATATTTAATACGTGAAAGTATTTCTTTTGCAAAATTCTCATATTTTTCACAATCCTCTTTTGAAAGAAACTCTTTCCCATCATATGCGATGTAAACAGTCTTAGTAATTTTTTTTGTTTCCATGTTATTCTTTTAATTAAAGCCCCGAAGCGTATTATCTGGGGCACAACCATTATTTATTAACCCATGCCATTGATGTGTGGCTCACATTTATGTGGAGAGCCCGGGCTCGAACCGGGACGAGTGGTGTTTTTGCGGTTATATGATTTTAAATCATTCTACCTAAGATGTCTCGCAGGTTGCCGGCTTGGTTATTAACGGTTATCCTGGAATTTTGCACCTCACATCTTGATTAACGTCTACCAATTCCGTCACTTCTCCATGTTCGCCCGCCCTATCTTCACAGACCGGGAAGGCATGTAAACAAATGCACTTAATCTATATCAAATCAGTCAACCCAAATTTAATTTTAATAACATTGATGATGGCTTTATACTGTTTCTCGTAGATTGTTCCCGAATGTGTCTTCTCCACTTCCTTTTCAAACTCTTCAATGCTGCCACGAAAACACCCACAAGTTATTTCGACTTTATTATCTTTTGTCAAATATGCGTGAGTGTGGCGGTTGCATGAACCGAAACAATCAAATCCGCAATGATTGTTATCATTTTCTATATCAGCATCGCCGGACACCCAAGCATTGCCGAACACCCAAGCATCGCTTTCTTGGTCTAAGTTCTCATCTTTCTCAACATATCCTCCCAAATCACCTTCCTTGGCATATTTGAAAGACTTTGTACACTTGATTTGGAATAACTTCACTCCAAAAGCATTGATTATAAAGTTATCTGTTAGCTCAAATTTCTTTTCCATATTCATTCAAAATTAAAATTATCCTCACCGTCCGGCTCTTCGTCCGGTATGTCATACCCAAAGTCCATCGGAATGAACCAGTCTGAAATAAACTCTTCCATAACTAAATCAAATCAATTATTTTGGTTTTAACAATCGCATCCAATCTCATATCAGACAAACCTTGTGAAAGGTGTTGTTCCATCAAAGTGTTTGCCTCCTTTAAATCCTTTGCGCAAACCAAATTATAGTATTTCAATTCTTTCTCATTGCCGTTCTCATCAATCTGAGTATCTACAATGGTAGCCTTGAAGAATGGCTTGTCTTCTGTCTTTTCGTTGATTATCTCAATGATGTTTGAACGTGAAATGGAGAAGACATCAGATTCAATATTATCAGATGCGTACTGTTCAAGCCCTTTGGCTTCCGCTTCTGCAAAAAGTGAACAGTCTGTAATGAAGTGTTCTTTTACTTCTTTTTCAAGACCGTCCTTGTTAGGTTTCATCACCTTTAACTTTACCTCGTAATACATATCATTCCTCCTTTGTCTTGTTACGTTCCTTAATCATTGCATCAGCTATTTGGTAAGCTGTTTTAGCCTGTCCTTCATGATTGTAGTTTATAACACTTTCTTCTTCGGATGGGAAAAACAATGTTACAATTCTGTTCCATAAAGTTCTTCTGCGTTTTGCTTTCATCATTATGCACTTCATTGCTTCAAGCGCAATATGATCTCGTGATATGTTGCTTTCCATAATCAGTCCTCTTCTTGTATTAGTCGTTTAATCAATTTTTTTCCCATCCTTGAATAAATCCATTTTCGTCAATATTCATAATGATGTAGTCACCATATCCGTTTTCTTTCGGGCACATTACCTTGGGCACATAGCCGTTGTAAGAAGTGATAACCTTTTTGTTCCCATCGAGAATTTCACAAGCAAAATCATCGCATACTTTGTAATGGATGTTGGCGGTAATTCCTTGCCGCCAGTTTACTATCTTACCTGCTTCGATTTCAATAAGCGGTCGCCAACGCCAATTCTCGCCATGCAGAAATCTGTATTGTTCCCCTACATATTCAGCGCATGGAATAGTAGGTTCGGCAGCAGGGTTCTCTAAATCTTCGCAATTGGTATCATACTCTCCGTTTACTTTCGCATCGTCCCAATAACGTACACCAGCATCCACTTTCAAGTAGACTGCTTCAAACTCGGTCGGTTTGTTGATTATAATTTTCATTTTCTTGCTTTGTTTTTAAGTTTCTTACTAATTTTCCTGCATTGCCTTGCTTTATCCAGCTCACAAGGTTTCCGGCAATACTTGTCTATAAGTCCGGCACATCTATCAAGAAGGTGGATTAAATTTTGTATATCTGTTTTGCATAGGTCCATAACATCAGAATGGCAAATCGTCCAAATTTTCATCCACTTGTACGGTGGGTGCATTTACAGACGAAGAAGCGTTTTGCACCTCATAAGGCTTCATGTTACCTATATACGGAACAGCTTTTAGCTCGTCCTCTGTCATACGTTCGCGAATTTCTTTGGCAAGCGACTGTCGTATGATGTGCGTGTCACCATATTTACCGGGAGACTGGTTTTCCCAAGCAGTGGAGTCAATATACGCGGCTTTGGCTTTCAGGTTATCATCTGCTGATATGAAGATGTTATTGTCTTCAATAGGTATGAAAACACCTCTTTTTGTAGCTGTTGCACCTTTTACAGTTACAACGCAGGCGTTTTTAAATTTTAGTAAATTCAATTTTATGCTATAATTCATAACTTAGTATATATTAAAGTTCTATCTTGTCAAAGTCAATGCCGCGTTCATTCATGAAGTCACCCAAGGCAATGATATTCTCACGAGTGGTGGTGACTTTGAAAGCTCTCGTTAACAGTTCAGGCTGTTGTGCTTCGGGCTGATTAATAAAAGGAGGTTGCTCGTTGGCTTTTTGTCCTGCCATGGCAAACGGATTGATCGGACGGGATTTGACTTGTTCTACTTCAGAAGCTTTACGGGCTTCTTCAGCAGCATTTCTTTCCTGCTCTGCCTTGATACGCGCCTCTTCTGCTGCTTTGGCACGCTCACGCTGTTCCTTCAGACGGTTGGCATACTGGATGGTGGATGTGATGTTGAGCATATCCATATAATAAGTACGGAGGACATCGAAATCCTCACCAAACCCCTTCAGCGTGGAAAGTTCGTTCTCAATCTTAACAAATATGGCATCAATATCGTTGCATACAGACTTCATGCTTGCGGATTTGTTGAGCCACTCAGACTTGAAAACCTTATTGAAGTCTACAAGGTTAACATTCAATCCATCAAAGTAAGTCTTGATAGTGGCTTTCTTCCTATCCTTGTATTGCTGTTCGTTTTGCTTGACTACCGTGTCAATCTTGGCAGAGCACTCGCCGATAAGTTTCACGGTTTCGGTTACAACGTCCTTGAACTCCCCGAAAGGTTTCATGAATTCTTTCTCAATTTCAAGACGTTTGGCATTGAGGGCTTTCGCCGCCTTGTTTAAAGCTGCCTTGTCTTTCTTTGCCTGATCGATATTCTCATCGTTATAATTGGAGATATCATACATTGGCAAAGCGGCTTTTACCATATCTCTGATTTGCTTTGCGTTGGTAGTAAGACTACCTAACGTCTTTTCACTCACGACCAGTTCTAGGTCGCTTTCTTGAATCGCTAATTGTGTGTTCATTGCTCTATATCGGCTATTTGGTTAATAATATCATCTGCCATACGAATGCGTTTCTCCATTTCTGCAAAGACCTTTTCATCTGGTAGTATGCGAACAATGTGAATAGGATCTATTTGGAAAGGATTATAAACTACAAAGTCAGTCCATTGTGCCTCACAACAAGCCATGTGAGCCATACACTGATAGAAGTATTCGTACTTGACTTTGAGGAGCGAATCATTGTCATAAACTTCACTCTTATATCTCATAAATGTGTTCTGAGACGGACATTTTATCTCAATACATCCACGCTCCCCAGATTCTTCATCATAAAAGAACCCGTCAGGACTACTGGCAAAGTTGGGGATAGTGGGGTGTTTACACGACCCCACTTCTACAATATGCCTTCCTGTTAACCTTGAATACAAATCACGTGCGCTTGCTTCCTGTTCTGTTCCGAATCTCATTGCTTTGCTCTCTACATTAACAGCAGACAAATACTCGGCAAACGCAATATCATCGTTTACAATCTCAGGATTCATAGCTCTTTCTGCCGCAACTTGGAAAATGTAATTCTTGGCAGTATCGCTGAACATGTCACTTCTGCCGCTTTTCATAATCAAGCCGACATTACTACCAGTAATGTTTCCGAGACGCTCACGCATCCATCCTATGGTCCTTTGTTCAAAATTGTAATTCATCATATATCTTTATATTTAAATCTGTAACCATTTGATTGTCCAATTCTACCCCTACAACAATTACATATTGAGCCGAAATTTGTGCCTGTTGCATTGCCTGCTTCAATAATTGAAGGATATTCAGACAGAAACGAACCATCTAATGAAAAGACTAATACCGCTTTACGGTATTTTTCTTTAGATTTACGCATATTTATTATAGCCTGTTTTGTTTGCTTATAACCTGTTTTGTATATGCGCTTTTTATTTGCCAATTTAGGTAGATCCTTCCCTTTATAATTTTTTTTATAGACCCATCTATACCCACCAGCTGTTTTCCTTTTTCCATTACAACAAGCTACAATATGGGTTCGTAATGCCCCTGTCTCACTTTGAGCATAATAAGGACTTTTATACTCCATGATAAAATCACCACTTATAGTAAACTGCATTACTGGAAATCCTCTAATACGGAGTTTTTCTCTTGTAGATTCTTTAAATATGCGTCCCTTGTTTAATAACCCTATCTTTTTCTTAACTTCTTCTGAATGGTGGAAACTTGGCCTACAGTTTTTCAACCATTCCCTTGTTAATGGGTTATTCATATTCTCCTTGCCTGTGCACCATCGCAAATTATTAACATTATTATCTGTCTTTATACGATTTATATGATCAATAAATGGCTTTTTATCAGGATTAGGAATAAAAGCTTCTGCTACAACTCTATGTATCCTCATGAGCTTTCGTTTACCAAAACTGGAACTAAAGCAGTACTGAGGATAGCCAAACGCGCTTAAACTGGCTTTAAGAATTTTACCTTTCCTAAACTCTATCTTTCCATCACGTTTATGCAAGTTAATATCAAGAGATTTAATTCTTCCATAGTTGGACACTTGGTATCTACCCTCATATCCAACTATATCTTTCCATATTTCACCATCATTTTCCATCATAACAGTGTTTTTTGAATAGGTTTATCATTTGCTTTAGTTTGGGGCTGATTTACCGGCTGTTCTGCTTTTGGTTGTTCTTCAACTCCTGCGGCTTTTGCTGCGATTTCGGCAAGTTTATTAGCTTTAGATTCTTTATCTGTGGCATCCTCATATTCAGTAAACTTAACTTCTTGTTCTTCTTGCGTGTACATTGCACCCAATTGGGCTGGAAAAGCTTCACGTAATGCTTGAACCTTGGCAATCTTGGAAATCATGGTAGATTTTTTTTCATTCCATACAGACTGCTTTTTATCGTATTCGGAAAGATTTACTTTCGCTACAATAGGGAATTTACGGTCAGAACGGTAAACTTCACACCACCCACCAACAAGAACATCTGTTTTTTCATTATAGAAGCATCCTTCCACCTCTACAATTTGATTGTCTCTAACTAGAATAATACCGGCTTTGAAACCTTCATATTGCTCACTCGCATCAGCACGTTTGAAAAACGCTTCTTTACTGACAATCATTTGCGCTGGCTGTTGCCCGAATTTTACGAGAAATGCCTCATTCAAGAACGGGTTAAGCTGGTTGAATTTACAAATACTGATAAACTGTACAATATCTTGGTCAGAGACCTGACCGTTACCTTTTGTCAAATAGTTGCGTACAATATCAAATGACAACACCACATCATTACCTGCGACTTGGTAAATAGTCTTGCCTTTACCAAATATTACCAATGCATCATTTTCTTGCTTTGTTAACTTGTTTTCTTCCATTGCTCTAATATTTAAAAGTTTAACAATATCTTGATAACCCCTGCGATAAGCAAAGGCTGGTTCTTTCTTCTTCTAAGCTTTCATCGGTATATCCTGATGAAAGCTTAGAAATGCGTAATTTTAAATTCTGATCAATCTGTCCTTTAACATCGGATATGTCTTCCTTGATAAGCTGAATAATTTCTTCCTTAGACGAATACCCGTATTCAGGAAGATATTCAAGTTTACATGATTCAACTTTTTTCAGTTCTTCTTCCAATTGATATAGTTCATCATACATTCTGTTCTCTTTTATAGGTTTCATAAACAATGCCTACAGCAGCCAACAATTCTTTCATTCTTGAATTTTTCTGTTCCACGGCATCATACATGGATGCTTTAAATTGAACTTCAACAGTATAATTGGCAAGTTCTTCGTGACTCATATCCAACAGTTCTTCTTTTGTTTTCATTGCTCTTATGTGCATTTAGTTATACATATTTTACCTTTAGTATTACATCTACCGGATTATCCTTCATTGAAGAAAAAGCGTCAAGTACCTTTTCCTTAATAATCCTAATCGGAATGTCTATAATTCTTTCCTCTACAACTGAAACAGGAATCTTACTACCATTATATGTCAACAGTGTAATTGATTGAATTACATACGGACGTTTTTTATTCATCTTCATGTTCTAATCTTTTACTGTGCTTCTCTATATATATTGAAGAACAAGAAAAAATAAAAAATGAAATCCAAAACCAAACATTATCAGGATTGGCAAGTAATATTACCATAATCAATGATAAAGCCCAAATAGTTAAAATTGGTGTTCTTTTCATAACTTATTGATTATCTTTTTATTATGATGTAAAACTACTTTATTTTTGACTTTTACCCAAAAATTATACTTTGAAAATACTTGTCATTAACATGATATAACAGTTTGATAGTCAAGATTTTAAAGAGGCGTACTTCACTACATCATAAGCATTACAATACCATCTTCCATTTTGGCGATTGGCAGGTTTCTTTTCGGCTCGTATCGCCCCAGAACCAACCAAACGAAACAGACGAGATCTACCTCCAACTATATCAGCAGCCTCACGTTGACCAAAAGTCTTATCATTAAGGACTATCTTCAATACATCTTCATCAATCATATCTATTCTTTGAAAAGGTTATTCTTATGGGCATATTGGATAAATTCAGATTTCTCGTGAATATCCAACTTTAAATAAACCGATTTAATATGGTTTTTAACTGTATGAGGGGAAAGATAAAGCCTTTCTGCAATATCCTCATTATTAAAGCCTTCATATACCAACTGCATAACTCTCATTTCCGCATCTGATATACGGCAGTTGAATTGTGGACAGCAAATAACGCCCTCATATCTGCATTCACCACGCATAGGACATCTCACACGTTCAAAATTGAATCCACCTTTTTTATCTATATCCCTGCTAGTATTATCCAACTCTCCAAAATTGCACTTGCAAAATCTATTTACCATAAGAAATTGAAAGTATGGGATATTCTGCGAGCTTCTGCTATAACATTCCATTAATGCTTTATACGCTTCAGGATAACACTCCCTTATACGTTCGAGGATATCTTTCACAAGAACAGTTTCTTTATCTGTTATAGGTTTATTGCTCCCGTCAGGAAACATGCACCAAAGCTCATCTTCAAATATGTAAAACTCCAAATCCTTCATCATTTCACACATTTTAGTCGGACCATAGATTTTCAGGAGATATCCCTGTTATTTCAGAAAGGGCAGCGATATGTTCTGGGTTATTAGGTTTCATTCCATATACAACCCAGTTTCTTACAGCAGTAAAAGACACTCCTGTCTTTTTTATCACCTCGTTGATAAACTCAGTTTTGGGATGAGTAGCATTTGGAAGATTTGAATAATAGTCCTTTAAGGTTATTTTATCACCTTCACAAAGCTTTTTGGTTGTTTTTAAATCATCTTTCATTATCTTTGTAGTGTTATATAATTAATAGCAATGCAAATACACTAATTATAGATAAATAAATTCTATAAAACAGATATATTTAACTTATTTTTATATGGATAATAGATTAAAATATCTAAGAAAATATCTAAGAATGACCCAAGCACAGCTTGCTGAAGTATTGCACATGAGACAAAACAGTTATTCTCAGATTGAAATAGGAAATGTATCACTAACAGATAAAAACAAATATTTGTTAGAAAACAAGTATCATCTAACCCCAGGGTGGTTGGATGGGGAAGATGTGCCAATGTTCATAAAAGGTGATGCAATAGCTGGAATTATGGAAAAAAGACTCCCCATAACCAACAAGGAGAAGCTAAAAGAAAAGATTTTAGAAGAACTTATAGAACAAAAACTGGAAGGTAAAAGTGATTCCATTTCTATGAGCAGAGAAGTTTTTGAACAGATATCAAGACTTACTGAAACCGTGTTGTCTCAGCAAAGAACTATAGAATCAATGCAGGAACAGAATAAAAAATTTCTTGCCCAGCAGGAAAATGTTGTCAGATGTGCTCATGTAAGTGGGTCGGATATTTCAACGAGCGACATAAAGAACCAAAATATTAATAAGGGAATAAGATGAATATATCAGATGAAGGAATAGCTATAAGCAATCGTTTTTTTAAAGCTATAGCAATATTAAAAGAACAGAAAAAGATCAGAGGGCTTCAGACTTTCACTAGAAAACACAATTTGAACAGATGGAATGTGAACCAAGTAAAGTTTTATCCAGGTCGAAGTGTGTTAAAGCCTGAATGGATTGTGTATATACATGAAGATTACGGGATTTCTGTTGAATGGATAGTACTAGGAAAAGAACCTATTTTTGATCCAAACTGGAAAGAGCATAAATAA